GATGGAGGACACAAATGGCCGTGATCGAGCATGGACCCAGCATCGGTACTTATCGGGAACGCGACATTCCGTCCTACATCATCACCAAAGACGGCCAACGATATGAGTACGACAGAATCGCCTTAGAGACCAAGGGCGGCGTCGAACTTGCGCAGCTCAGCCAAGGTGAATGTGTAATTGCCCCCGGCCTGATCTACCGACCGACGAATGTGGTGACGCTTCCTGTCGTTCGGATCGAAAGATGACCGAGCACAACTACATCACGGTCGGCGGCCGCCGCTGGTGCCTCGGGTGCAACACCTATCAGGTGTTCAAGGGCGGCCGATGGAGGGATGCATATCCGCCTCAGCCGTGGCCGGGCTACGAGAAAACCGAACTTCAGTGCAACGGTGCGGTCCGATGATTATAAATCATCGAGCGGGAGGATGAGATGAAATACGTTGCCTCAATATGTGCATTTTGGTCAATCGCGCTCCTGCTCATCTTCACGAAGCGCGGGCTAACGGAGTCCGATATTACGCTCTGCTTTGGGGCGGCACTCGGAATATGCTGGATGGCTTCTTGGGAGGCTATATGGCGCTGGCAAGATCGGAAAGCTAATGCTTCGCCGCCTGCGCGATGATCCCACAAACGAAAAAGGCCGCCCCGGTTTCCCGGAGCGGCCAGTCTGGGAGTTGCCCCATGACGGGGGCGGTCTGAGCCGGATGGCCGGCGATCTTACCTACGAGACACCGCGCTAATAAGCGCGCCGAGCGGTGCTCGATCGTCCATAGAGCCAGCGGTCTTGCGCCGAGGGCATGGGATGACTGGCTAGATGGATAGCCCCATGTCCGACCTCACCCATGCGGACGCGGCCCGGTGAGCAGATGCGCTAAATCTTCTTCCCGATCCACGCGCCGACCAGCCCGGCGAGCATGACCACGACCGTCCAGATGTATTTCACCATCTTGGCGGCGCCGCGCGCCTCGGCTCGGGTGTTCTGATATTCGGCCACGATCGGCCTTATTTCCGAGATGGCGGCGGTCTGGGTGCGCACCGCCTCGCTAAGGGCGCCGACGACCTCGCGCAGGTCTTTCCGATGCGTGGAGGCGTCTTCCCTTTCCTTCTTGAATTCGTCTACGAAGATGTCAAGCTTTGTCGCAATGGCTGACGTAGCGCGAGCATTTGCGATCGCGTCATCGTGGGCTTGATTCGGCACTTCCTCACCCATCCCCCGTCCTTGGCGCCCCCTCGCCGGACGCTATCGACACAATTTTCGTCCTGATAAACCCGCACGCGCATTGTACCGTATGGAACGCTCGGTTCGGCCGTTTGTCGTCAAGCTCGACCGTGGCGATGCCCATTATCTTCCCGCATTTGGGACACCGCTCGCTGATCTGGAAGTGCATTTGGGGCCCCCACCCCGCGGCGTAGGCGTCATTTTCTCAGCAAAACGGTAACGATGATCCCGGTGGCGACCAGCACCGTTCCGATCAGCGCCAAGATGAAATTTCGGGTACTGTCCGCGCTCTGCCGGCTGTCCTGCAAGTCCAGCCGTGATATCTGCCGATTGTCGACGGCGCCTCCAGTGCGCCCCTCGCCCGTATCCAACCGGGACGTGAGCCGGTCAATCTTCTCGTTGGTCGCCTTGTTCGCCGTCTCGAAGCTTACCTGCAGTTGCTTGAGCAGGTCAGCCATGGAAAGTTCACTTTTGGCGGCCGATTCCTTCTGCGTCTGCAGGGCAGCCGTCAACGCAACCTGGTTGGCTTTCTCGAGCTTCTCGACGAGGTCCTTGTTCGATGATGCCTTTTCGGCGGCTGCGTTCTGCAGCGTCTCCTTGAGGGCGATCAGTTTTTCCTTCTGCTCATCCCTGGCGAGGGCCGTTGCCTGCTCGATGCCCTGAAAGCGCCGATCGATCTTGTCGTCAAGGTTCTTGATCGCGAGTTCCAGCGCCTCCTTGACCGCGACAGTCGGATCGGGATTCGTGACGACAACGTCGCTTTTTGGCGGGGTCATTCAGCAGCCTGTGCAGATGTCCGGTGGAGCCGGCGGGACCTGGAATAGGATTTCCTGATCCGCCGGCATCAATGGAGTAAGTGGGAGACGCCTCCGAAGATGAGGCTGGCGAGGTAGAAGGCGAACGCGAGCCATCCGAGATGCCACCGATTGAACACCGGGCCAGGGATACACGCCGCCAAGCACGCGAACACGAATGCGAAAACGAGTAGGACTAGTCCCATGGCAACCTCCTTAGATTCGACCCAGCAGCAGCAGCACGACCAGCACAACGACGATCAAGCCGAGCCCGCCGCCGCCGTAGACGCCAGTGCCGTAGAACGGGCCGCCGCCGTAGCCGCTGAACCCCCCGAGCAGGATAATCACGAGGACGATGAGTAGAATTGTCCCGATCGACATGGCGTGATCTCCGTTGTTATCGTTAAGTCCCCGCCCCGAATTTCTGGCCAATCTGCCGCGCGCCGTCGTCCAAGGCGTCGCCCTGGTCGGTTGCAGGCGCCTCTACGCCGTCGCGTGCGAATTCCTGATTTGCGACTTCCAGCGAATGGATGGCGCTGGTCGCGAACAGCCGCATCTCCGCTTGGATCGACAGGAACCCGCGCTGGAAGGAGTCCCGCTGGACCGTCAGTTTCTTGATGACGCTATCCTGATATTCGATGCGGTGGCCTTGGGTGGCGATGGTGACTTCCTGCCGGTCGGCCAGGGCGCGAAGATCCTCGCATTCACGCTCGAGCGCGGCGAAACGGTTGAGGAATCCGGTCACCGCCGGGTCATTAGGCTGTGGCTGTGGCGCAACAGTCGGCCGGCGCTTGTATTCCGTGATCTCGTTCATTGTTCCCCCATGTGCGCTATTGAGCTTTTTGACTCGCGCCAGCCGTGGCCAGCGCGAGTCATAACTAACGCTCACCAGTAGAAGGCGACGCCGGCCCGATACTGGTTGCCCATGTTCGTCATCGCGGCGAACTGGCCATCGTTGAACGTCACGCCTTTGCCGGCGAATACGACCTTGGCGTAGGTGTCCATCACGGCGCCCGTCAGCTTGCCCTGGGCGTCGGTGAGCTGGTTGATGACGCCGGCCCGGAGCTTGGGGGCGATCTCGGTTCCGGAGCCGCTGATGGCACCGAAAGCCGCATCCACCCGGAACACCTCGAAGCCGGCCGCCACGTAGGGCAGCGGGGGAGTTGCGGCCAGTTGGAAGCTACCGGGGACGGCCGGCGTACCGACCACCGGGAAGCTCCCAGAGGGCACCCATTGGGTCAGGAGCGTCAGGAGGGTTGTTCCCCCGAGGCGGACCTCCGCACCACCCTGGAGCCGGCTGGCGAAGTTGATGTTTGCCCCGGCGACCGGGACGCTACCGGTGATGTTCTGGTAATCGAGATCGGCCTGAACGCCGTACCAGAGGTCTGGGCCACCCTTGATGCAGCCGACCGAGCCGCCGATCGCGCCACCGGCCGCGTAGAGCTTGCCGCTGGCCGCCGAATTGATGAACAGCCCGGTTCCGGAGGTGTCGGTGGAGGCGACCGCCGCCTCGGTGTTGATTCCGAAGTAACACCCCGATTTGGCATACGGATAGGCAATCGGCTTGGCCTTCAGAGCGATATCCGCGCCGAACGCCGGGCCCGCCATCGCAAGCGCGGCGAGAGAGAGCAAGAATTTACGCATGAGCTTGTCCCCTGTTTCGTGAGCGGTCAGCATACGCCGGGGACGAGCAACTATTTTGTCTGGAAACAAACATAGAATTTCTGTGCAGGCTTGGTAACAGTTATGCCGTCAGCCGCCTTCCCTGCCGCCGCTGTTTCATGGCCAACCTAGCCTTTACGACCGCCTCCGCATGGCAGCGCGGACACACCCTGACAGAGCGAGCCCGCCCCGGCTGCTGCCCCCAGAGGGCGCTGGCCTCGACGGACTCGACGTGGTGCTTATCGCATCGCCATGGCGGCCGGGGTTTCATCAGCTAGCGCCCGATCTGGCCACCGGGATTTCCGCCGCGGTCGCAACGACCTTGTTGCTGGCGGTCTCGTCGGCCACTTTTGCGGTCGTAACGACGCCCTTGACCTCGGGCATGTCGGCAACCGCGCTGATCAGTTTCTTGCGGTCGCTTTCGTCGGACACGACTTCGGCGACGGTTTTCCCGGAGTTCGGTGCAGACAGGGTGGCAACCACGGACTTGATTTGCTGGTCTGGCTGAGCGCTCCTCTTCGCCATCAGAGCGCTGTAGAGGGGGACCAGAACGCCTGCGATAGCGGCTACGCCCTTGGCGAATTGAGCGAGGCCGGCGCCGATGTCGTTGAGGCCTTGGGTGAGCGTCGAGGCGTCGCCTTGCGACACAAGACCCCACACCGCAGCCATGGTCACGAGGCCGCCTGCATAGGTGAGGACGTGGCGCCCCGCCGCCTTTTTCTCGTTCCAGTTCCAGTTCAGCGGATTCACGTCCATTTCAACCCTCTCTGCCGATCGACGATTCTTTCCCGTGGAAGATGTCCTGTCCGCGGTGCATGTGGATGGTGAGGGCCACGAGCACGGCAGCCACAAAGCACAAGAAGAGGATTCGGCCCCACGTCATATCTTTTGGACGCCGGGCGTCTTCAACTGCGCAACGCCACCCTCCAGCGCATCGAGCCGCGACTTGATTTCCTCCAGCGCTGCCGTTGCGTCGTCCGGCTTGACCTTGAAGAAGCCGTTCTTGATTTCGGCGATAAGCTTATCGAGCATGGGTCCAGCCATGGGTAAGTCTCCTGTGGTGAGGATTGGAAAGGCGGTAGGTCGAGTGTTTCAGGGCGACGTTAAGCCAGCGGCCACGGCTTTCCCTTGGTTTCCGCGCTCTCACGCAAGTAACGCGCGGTCTCCAATGCCGTCATCCGCTTAGCCGGAGCAGGCGCGGCCCATGGTCCAAAGCCGACCTGTTCGACGCGCGGCCGAACCAGATTACCCAGCCAGGGCCAATCTCTCTCTATTCGGTCTAATTCGTTTTGGTCTTCACGATACTGGCGAGCCTTGCTAGGCTTATGGTCCATCGGCGCCATCCGATAACGGCCGACCTCGTCAACTTCGCCCTTAGCGATAGCGTGAGCTAGCGTGCCCTTGATAGGCTTTTCCTCCCGCACGGGAGGATTACGCGGCCACCGACTGCACGGCCATTTTGACCTGATGGGTCGACCATCGCGTTCTACGCGATACGGCCGCGCGACGAAGTCATTGTAATCACGATCAGCCTTTGCCTCATTGCATTCACGACACGCGAGCAAGAGATTATCGGGGGCGTTGGCTCCCCCCTTACTCGTGGGAATTTTATGATCGATCGTGGCGTCATCCTTGCGGTGTGCGGATAGCTCACGCGCAAGGCGAACAGGGCGCTTGCAGTAGTGGCAATGGCGCCCGTCCCGCTGAATGAGCAACTCAATTCGATCGATCCAGAGCACCGCCCTCTCCCTCTTACTTACTACCTTCTTACTTCCTGAGTTCTTATCCTTCGGTTCAAGGGTTTTGCAGTCCGGAAAGATCGCTTGGCCCCTCACAGGGTTGGCGATCATTCCGGGACAGCTCTTATCCTTTCGGACGAGGGCCCATTGCCGGAGGCGGCTGCTTTTTGGGAGCACAGCCAACCGAGGGACTTGTTCACAACACCCGTGTGACTGTCCGGGCACCCCTCAGAGAGCGTTGAGGCTTGCGCCAATGGCTCTCCGATCAGACCCGTGGACGCTTTGACAGTACTCACCTAGCGCCCATTCCTCGCGCGGTTAGGCCAGCGACCCCGATAACGCGCGGCGACTCGACAAACTGTGTACGGGCCGGTTGCGCTGGGATATCGAGGTGTGATATATGGGCCACCTCGATCGGGACTGCTTCCAGCGAGTCCGTTCCGATCAGCGCCGGGGCGAGTCGCATCGCTGCCGGCGCAACTTTTTCTATACAAGAACACACCATGAACATCAAGTAAATTCAGCGTTTTCCGACGTCACCCATGGCTGCTGGCCGCTCGTAGTTTCGTCGTCCGTAATCGTGGCCAATGTGCCAAGCGAGCCAAACCGCGAAGACGATCGAAGCCGCCCCGAGGAAAGTCTCAGCCCTCATACGGTGTATTTCCGGGCCCGCTCCAGAGCCGCCCCGAACGTCCAGGGCTCGCTATGCGCAATGTGCAGGTACGGCAGGGTCAGGCTGTACGCTTGGCACAGGCGGTCAGCCGTGGGGCCGTCCATGCCCATGGACAGGAACCAGCGCCCGAGCAGACATTTGCGGGTCCGCGGCCAGTCATAGCGGCCGGCGGCGGGTTGCGTCTCCAGCCAGTCGATCAGGCCCTCGACGGAGATGACCGTGGGGCGACTCCAGCGTTTGGCGTCATACAGCATGGAAATGGCTCCAGATGAGGGATGCAGTGCCCACGGCGAAGAACAGCCTGAACACGAATCGCAGGAAGTTGACCTTGGCCTCCTCGAATTCGGCCGGGGTGAGCGGCGGCGTGCGGATCATGATTTCCGCTCCCTCGCCCCTCGGTCGCGCGCATGCCCTTCGAGTTCGACCAGTAAATCCTCGATCGTATCGCCGTGCCCGGTGGCGTAGCTGCGCTCCATCATCCACGCGGCAACTGTCTCGCGCCCAACTTCCGCCTGACGGAGGGCCCGCTTGACATAATCGGCCAAGCTGCCTTCCGCATGTTGTCGGCACTTGCCAGCGAAACCCGCCGCTTTCCATTCTGCGAAAGCCTGAGATTGAAGCTCGTTATCGGCCCAATATTGACGGATACCTTCGTCAACCGCCGCCTCGATCTGCTCGGTGGTCATGTCACCCCCCCCTATTTGCCATCGGCGTAGACGATGACCTCGCACGCGCCGTCGGTATCGAGCCCGAGCGCCTTGGCCAGCCCGGGCGACAGATCGGCCACGCGGCCGGTATTGACGTTCGGGCCCCAGTCGACGGCATGGGCTACCACGCTCTTGCCGTTGGCTGAGACGTGCACGGCCGCGGTGCGCAGGAACGGGTACTGGCCCGTCCACCGGCAGGCCAGATAGGACTTGTCGGGGTTGATGCGGCGCGCGAGGCCATAGGCGCCGGCCTGGGAAGCCGTCAGAACCCAATCGCCGCCAAGAGTGTCCGCGAGCTGCTGGGCGCTGGTGTAGAGCGCCAGGCCCTCGCTGGAGCCGACACCGGTATCGTGCGGACCGCCGAACGTGGACATCTTGCCGTGGACGTGAAACAGCACGGGGCGCGGCCCGGGGGTCGCTTGCGCAGCCTGCATAACAGCGGCCGGCGACGGAGACGGGGCCACGGGTGCCGCGCCGGCCAGCTCCGCCATCTTCGCCTTGATCTTGGCAATCAGCCCCGCCTTGTCCCGGGCGAATTTCCCTGGGCAGTCATGGTCGTCGGCCTTGCACTCGATATGGAATTTCAGCGTATTCGTGTCCGGCGCGATACCGATGCGCCGATAGAGCAGCGCGGCGAGGTAGATCGTATTGTCCTGAACGATCGCCCCTGGCCCGGTGTCGTAAGCCTCGACGTTGAACTCGCCGACTTGCTCGATGCCGATCGAGTCCGAGTTGAAGCACGAAGCGTGCGTACCGGCCGTACCAGGATCAGAGAACCCGAAGGCGCAGGGATCAACTGTCGGTGGAACAAAGAAATGCGGTCCAGCGCGCCAACCGTCTTCGACCTCATACATGTGTTCGGCGTTGAGGATGTATTGCTGGCGAACCTGCAGAGACCACGACAGCCAAAGCGCGATCGTCGGCTCAGACGTATTGTGGAACACGAGATAGAGCGGGACGCCCTTCGATCCGTCCTTGCGCCTCCAATGGGAGAAATCGATCGCGGCAATATGGGCCGCCAAGCTGGCGCGATCATACGGACGCCCGTCGAAATTGGCCCACATGCTGGGTTTCCTCGCGGTAGTGGAATGGGGGATGACATCGCAGGTTGGGTCCGGTAAGGTTGCGGAATGAAACCGACCATCACCTATCTGGCGGGACTTGCAGGCGGCGTGGCGATTATTCAATTCGGGTGGAAGGGCGTACTGCTTGGCGCGGTGGCGTTGCTAATCGCGCTCGCGGTGAGCTTGGCCACCATTGCGGCCGAGCGACACCATCACTTCCAGCCGTAAACCCTGACGGTCCCACTCGCGATATTGCCGGAGGTGAAATCGACCTGCCAATTGGTCACGGCACCGTTGCCGCCGTTCCAGAAGCCGCCTCCCGATAGCTGCGTGATCGAGTTTGCCGACGACGGATAGACGAACTTCACGTCGATGTTCTTGGGCGCCGTCGTGCCCGACGGAGCATCAATCCAGACTTGTCCAGAGATGCCCTGTCCGGTATTCGGAACATCGGCCGTGTCGGAGCGCGAACAATTTATGAACGTTGTCGGGGCGCTGGCAACGGGCGTGGCTGCGGCGGTCGAAAACACAATGGCGGCCAGATATCCCGTAGTCTGAATTCCGCCGCTGTTGATGCGCAGCCGGCAGCCGACCGCGTTGGTGGCCGGCAGGATGCCGGAGAATACGAGCTGATAGCGGTTATAGGTGCCGGAGAATGTGACCGCCCCAGTGATGCTTGCCGAACTGCTGGCCGTCACGGTATCGAGCAACACGCCGTTGTCGCAGGTTCCTGTGCTGGTGATGGTGACGCTGCCGCAGACGACGCTCGTGACAGTGCCGGTGCCGGATGCCGTGATCCAACTCGTCACACCAGAGCCATTGGTCGAGAGCAGTTGACCGCTTGACCCATTCCCTACGGGAAGCTGAAAGGTTGAGGAGCCGGCGGCAGCGGCCACCTTAACGAGAGAGCTGCCCGTTGCCGAGCCGTTGAGCGTCAGGCTTCCGCCAATCACGCCGTTTGTGCCAGACGAAAATGCGGTAGCAGACGCCGCACCAGCAACGGCGATATTGGTGCCGTCATCCGAGATGGCGCCGTTGGACAGAACGCCGGCCAGCCAGCGCGGCACGGTGCTATTCGTCAGCGCGCCGACAATGGCAACCTGCGTACCGGTGCCGCTGACTGAGGTGATCGACTGGCCGTTTATCTTGAAAGAGTTGCCGGTGCCGGCAGTGTCATAGGTCTTGTTGGTGAAGATGTCGGTAGTGGCCTTGCCCGTCAGCGTGTCGGTCGCCGCAGGAAGGCTCAGGACCGATGACCCAAGCACGCCGGTAACCGGCTGAATCTTCACCAGACCGGACGTCGCATTGCCGAAACTCAGCGATCCTAGCGTTCCGGAAAGCCCCAAAATCGGGGCCGCAGTGCAGGAATTCAGAGAAGCGCCGCGATTGACGATCTGTCCTTGCGTGCATGCGAACGCGCGATCGAACAGCGCTGACAAGGTCGTATCAGTCGGCGTGCGTTCCGCCGCGGTCGAGTTGCCGAGCAGATGGCCGGATGGAATTGTTGATTGCGCCAGCGAGGCGCATGGCGCCAGCAGCAACGCGATAGCAAACGCAATCGTCCGACGAAGAATCATGTGAACCAGCCCCCAGAGGTCAACGGCGACCAAGTCTTGTCGTCGCCGTTCATATCGATCTTGGTGAGACCTGCCGCATCGGCCGCAGCCTGCGACAGCCCGTCCATTGTCTCGCCTGCGGACATCACGAACGTAATGTTGTTGGTGCCGGCATCGCGCTTGTAGTCCTTGACGCGCAGCGGCAGGCCTTGCCGCGATGCCGATGTCGGCACTACGATGTTGGTCGCCGCGCCGACAGTTTTGTTGACAAGTATCGTGGTATCGGTCGCAGACGCCGCGATATCTCCAGCCGCGGTAACCATGCGATAGCCGCCAACCGCCGATGCAATCAGCGTTGCCAAAGTCGTGAGATTGTACGCTTTGGTGATGAGGTTGAAGACGGCGACCACCGTATTTGCGGGATCGTTCAGTGGGATCGGAGTTCCGAGCAGAGAGTAGTCGATGCCGAGAGTGAATATCCCGTTGGCCTTCGTGACCGTCAGGAAGCCTGATCCCTGCACCCGCGCCGGGAACAGGACCATCACGTTGATTCGGATGCTTACGGGAAGCGTCATATCCTAGGTGCTCCGCCCGCCGTAGAACACAGGCAACCGCCCGATCAGCAGTTGCCGGCCATCATCCTCGCCGTTGGTCGTGAGGGTGAGGAACACGTCGTAGGTCTGCGTAGCCCGCAACGACTGCATGATCGATTTTGGAATTACGATCTGGATCACGCCGGCACCGATGATGGTGATGTAGTTGGACAACGACCCCGTGATGACCGGCGAATCCCAGTCGTCATAGAACGGGCTGATGCCGATCCCCATTCCCCCGCGGGGTTCGCGTGCCGGGGCGATCTCCAGATTGACGCCGTAGAGAGGATTGCCTGAGCCATTAGCGGCGTCGGTCAACTCAATCGCGTCTCCGGTGTCGCCATCGGACAGGAGGATGACCTGTTGCCAGGTTTCTCTGTTCGAAATAGCTGGAAATAATGTCGGGTTGAGGTCCATAATTTTACAACTTTTGGAACCATGTCCCGACGCGTCCGGGCGGGGTGTTGTTGTGCGTGCCGCCACCGCCGAACGGCGTGCCTGTGAAGGTTGGCGCGCTCGCGGTCACGGCATTGTCGACGGAGTTTCCATCCGTCTGATTCTCTGTGATAAATTCTGTAGGACCCGAACCGAGGGCGGCATCATTCCGGTTTCGCCGCTTGGCGGTGACAACCGGCGCGCTGTTCGTGCCGGCCGGCGTGATGGTAGGAAGTTCTGGCGTGGCGAGCAGATGTTTTTCCTCGCCGATCGCCAGCGACGCCACCGTGGGGTCAACGCCAAGATTCGCAAGCGTCAGGACACCCGCCGCGGTGTTGCCCATGGTATCGAGGCCGTAGGGCCCACGCCCGCGCATGTCGAGCATGGTGATCTGCTTGTTTGCGGCCCAATCCGCCGCAGCCGACACGCCACGCCCCGAGATAACCGGACAAAGCGCATCGGTGAAGTTGTTCCAGTTATAGAGAAACAGGTTCTGCGCATCGTTGTTGGCGCGCTCGGTCGCCCCCGATGTGGGGGAACCGATGGTGCGGCCGTTCATCCGCACCCAGCCGGTACGAGTGTTGTCGATCGGCAGCCAGATCGGATCGCCGGTCTGGGCGATCGTCGTAGGATCGACCGCCGATCCGCCACCGCCCGAGGTCGAGGCACCGATCGATGGCACCTGCGGATAGAAGTAGATTTCGACGCCGAACTGATCGACGAGACGGACGGAATAGATTCCGTCGGCGACATAGAAAACGGGGAGCCTCGCAGTCTGGTCCGCCGTCATCGGGTTCGGTGCCGACAGCGCCAGGCCGATATCCTGGAAGCAGTTTGCCAGGGTCAGCGTACCACCCTGGAATACCGACAGCACGGAATTGGCCAACGGCTGGCCGTTCCGGTCGAAATTCTGGGAGTTCGCTATGAATGGAAAAAGACCGGCCATTTAGGGCCTTTCAGGTCTGATTTGTAGAATTCAACGCGGGCGGGTAGGATTGGCGGATGCGCTACATCCTGGCCGTCACGCTATGCGTGGTGATCCTGTTCCTAGCCTCATGGCCGTGGAACGTTTGGTTGCTGCTCATCGCCGCGCCCAGAGCCTCTGGTTTGAAGTACCGGGATATTCGTCGACTGCTGACCACCGATGCGCGCCAGCCGCTGGTCCGCGGCACGGAGCGAGTTGAGGAACTGATTGTTACGTGCGATCACCTGTACGCCACGGCGAAGTACCCCTGGGTCATCCGAGACGAGCATCTCGGCGACCCGTCGAGCCACCCGCTGATCGATGTGACGCCCACCCATGGCCAAGGCGCCCATCAGGGCGGCAACGGTCATCTCCCGCGGGTCCTGGGTGACACCCCCGTGGATGCCGAGCGCCCCACCGCCCCCAGCAAGCCCCAACTCCGCCAGTTGCCGGGCCGTCGTTGAATTGCCCTGAACCGCGCGCCGGGCCAAATCCATGATGCCCTCGACCCGCAACTGAGCCTCGAGTTCGGTCGAGCGGCCGGGCCCCAGCGCCAGCCGGATTTCCGCCCGAGCGGCCGGCGAGGTCATGACCTGGTTGACGATGTTGCGGCGGTCGCCGGTGGCGTCGATCTTCTCCACCAGCCGCGACACATAGCCGTCCTGGAACAATTGCCGTTCCTGGGCTGACATTCGCGCCATAGCGTCGCGTGCCGCCGGCATCCCGTAGCGCGACGATGCCCCGACGAAATTCTGCCCGGCCTCGAGCGCGTTCTCGGCCCCGAAGAAATGCGCCGCGCCGGCTCGGGCCTCCTGGTAGGTCGGAACGAGTTCGTCCAGGTGATTGACCAGCCCGGACTTGAGCGGCTGCAGTTCGCCGACCAGCGTATTGTCGCCGGCACGTTTGGCCTTGCCGATCATACCGTCGAGGTTCTTCTTGACTTGGTCCCAGAACTGCAGCGAGGGCGTCACACCCTGCTTCATCGTCATGGTGCCGTCTTCGGCAAACTGGAACGGGTTGACCGGCGCCCGGAAGCCCTGCGCGGCGGCACGGTTGGCCCCGGAGGTCCCGGCTGATCGGATCGCCTCCCGCATGGCCGGCGCCGCGGTCAGTTGCTGGAACCCCTCGTCCCACATCGCCTGCGCGCCAGGATCGCGCATGGCGCGGCCATAGGCAGCACGGTTGACGGTCTGGGCGGTCTGCTCGATTGCCTTTTGCTGCCCCGTCGCATCCGGATAGTGGAATGTCTGCCGTAGCCAGTCGCTCACACGGCCGGTTTGCCCCTCGAACCGCTGGTCGATCGCGGTGTTGATGGTCTGCCGGCCCTCCGGAGAGGTGTTGGCGGCCGAGCGAGCGAGGGCGCGGGTAGTCTCTCCGCCCATGTCCATAACGGCGGCCGAGCCGTCTGGCTGCAAGCGGTTGGCCGTGAATTCCTGCGGGGTCAACCGCTGTGCGGCCTGTGGATCGTTCGTGATATCGCGCTCGATCGCGCCAACCACGCGCCGGGCCGCCTCGTCGCCCGGGCGGAAGGCACCACGCACGGCGTTGACGACCGGCGCCGCGACTGCTCGAGCGCCTTGGACCAAGCCTTCGACCACGGGAGGCGCGACGGCACCCACAGCACCGCCCGTGACGGCACCCATACCGGCGCGGGTCGCACGGTCGGCGGGGTCCTCGCCCTCACCTGCCCCGGCGGCGGCGCCTGTGACCGCGCCTAAACCTGCCCCGCGCAACATCCGCGCTGGCATTGTCCCGGCCCGCAACATGCCGCCGACGGGGAGAGCCGCTGCACCGGTCACCTCGCCGGCCATTGTGGCCGTGGGGTGCTCCGCCTGCATCTGCTTGGAACTGGCGCGGGTACGGGCAACCTGCTCGTCGTAGTGTTTCTGGGCATCCTCGTCGCCGCGCAGCTTCTTGTACGACCCGACCGCAAGCGACTTGATCGCATGCGCCACGTCAGGGTCGTCTTCCGCAAGGCCGCCAGCCTTGGCCAGGCCCGTCAGCTCGTCGTAGAAATTGAACGTGGCGCCCTTCATCATGCCGCGGCCGAAGGCGTCGGTTGCCGACGACGTCTTGTGCTCCGCCATCCCAGCCGCTGCCGCCTGCATATCCGGAGCGTCGACCTCGTAGGTCTTGCCGTCGGGATGCTGGAGCTCGAACACCGGCATTATTGCTTCTCACGGATGCGAACACCGCTCGGCAGGGTCACCCAACCGTCCTTGTCGGGCTTGCCGACGGGCGCGGGCGATGCCGCAGCGGCAGGGGCGGGCTCCGGTTCCGCCGTCTTCTTACCGCTTGACGGTTTTGCGAGACCGAAACTGGACCGCGCATCTTCAAGCGCGTCCTTGGCGGCCGATCGTTCGACTTCCATCTGATCCAGCGCAGCGTTGATCTGACCGTCACTCCAGGCCTTGTTCAGGATATGGCGGGCGTTCTGCGTATCGGTAACGCCGATCTGGCCGGTAGGCTTGAGCAGACGCGCATAAACCGGGATGAGAGATTCGGCTGCGATGCCGAACTTGATCACGTCCTGATTTCCGGTCTTTTCCTTCGCCGCCAAGATGATCGAATTCAAATCGGGATATTCGGTGCGCGATACCTTCTTGGAAGCTTCACGCACCCGCGGAATCAACGTCTTGGTCTCCGACTCGACCAAGGTCATGTTGGCGGCGCGGGCCTCGAGCACGCGCAAGCCCGCGGCATGAGTACCATAGGCCTGCCAGCGTTGTGGCCATTCAGCCGGATCGCCGCCGGCCTCCACCTCTTGCCGGGCCGCTTCGTTCTGGACTGCGACGCGCTCGGCATTGCCTTGGAGGCCACGGCCGATATTCGGCGGCATCTTGCCGGTTTGTCGGAACCCCGACGCCGCCGCCTGCAGCGCATCAGGAGACAACGTGTTTTGCGCGCCGTAAATTACTTCGCCCCGCGGCCCGACGACTTGCCCGGCGACAACGCGCGGCTTCATCGCGTCTTCAATATGATCGGCCCTGGCGCCCGCGAGGCGGGCAAGCCGCTGATTTGCGGGATTTGGGCTACCGGATAGTCTGGCCTCCTCGCTCCGCAGCGCTTGGACTGCCTCCGCCTCCTGCCCTGGCTTGAAGCCGGTCGGCAAGCTAATGCCGGGAATTGGCGGCAGCGGTGTAGGCTCAGGCTCAGGTGCCGGCTTGGCCTGCTGTGGCTGCGGTTGGGCCTGCGGCCGGGGCTGCGCTTGCACAGGCTGCGGCGCCCCTTGGGCGGGCTGTGGGGCGGCCTGTGCGGGCGGCTGGCCACCCTGCGGCCCGAGCCCTGCGAATGCATCGGCAACCCGCGCATTGCCGCCACCAGCAGACGGCGGAATCTTCACGTCATCGCCCATCGGCACCGGCGTAGCCTCGCCACCGCTCGCCGTCCGTGCCGCATAGGCATCGACCAGACGGGTTGCGCGCTGCTGCTGCTCCGGGCTCATCGGGGCGTTCGGATCGACGCCGAGGATTTTGGCCACGTTGCCGATGATGACGCCGGTTTTCGGGGAATCGGCCGGGAGTTTGGTGCCGACCACAGCCGCGACCGTGTTGACGCCGTTGTCGCCGCCGCCATAGCCGCCACCGGGCCCCTGCTGGGCTGGAGAAACGGCCATGGGCGCCGGCTGTGAGGCCATGCTGCTGGCCTGGGGAGGCGCGGGAAGGCTTGCCGGCTGTTGCTGGCCGCCGCCCGCGGACACGCCCTGCCCGCCTCCAGGCCCGCCCAATAGCGGGGAAACCTGGCCAGGCTGCTGCGACTGCAGGAACGGCATCAATCCGGCGGCATAGGGCGCACCGCCGCGCCGCATCAGCTCGGCCGCCACCGCCTGGGGGTCCTTGGCGTCGATCGGCTGTTGCAGCATCAATTCGCGCTGGCGCTGGCCTTCGGCGAACCGGTTCTGCTGGCCTTGGGCGTAGTCCTGGGCAAGATTCCCCAACGTCGAAAAGTCGATCAGTGGCGAGTTATACGAGGGCGCCGAAGGAGTGTTGACGCCGGAATCCCACCCGGGCATTAGACGAACTCCGACAGCCGGGACGCGAAGCGGGTTGCCTTGCCGTAGTCGACGGCCTTGAAGCCCCCGATCTCAAACACGGCGTCGGGATAGCGCTCTTCGACCTCCTGCGCCATGAGGCCGATGCGGGGAACATCGTCACCCTTATAGCGATAGCTGTAGATGTTCTGCCCGTCGAAGGTCTCGCCGATCGGCGAGATATCCTCCTTCAATCGGCGATCCGACATGGTCGCCAACTTCGCTCCGTTCATGCCGAGATTGAGCAGGTTAGCCACGCCCGAGTTCTGCGCCAACGTCGCATTAGCGTTCGCGTTGCCGATGCCGGTTTGTGTGGTCTGTGCGAGGCCAGCTTGGTTGCCGTAGCTGTTCGCGAGCCCCGTACCGAGGCCGGTATCGACACCCGCGATGCCCGAGGCAGCGGTGCTGGCCTGACCGAGGAACGGCTGCAGGTTCTGGATATACTGGTTGTAGCCCTGATTGGCTACGCCCTGGCCGATGTTCTGGAGATCAACCTGCGTCTGCCCGGAGTTCACCGCGCCAGTACGCGACTGATTGCGCAGTTCGTTCTCGGTGCCCTGCTGGAGTTGGTACTGATAGCCGGGATTGTTCTGGAAAGCCGCCGTCGCAGCAGCATTACCAGCCGGGCCATTCAGCCCCATCGCATTACCATAGGCCGTGACGCCGCCCTGAGCCTGATTGTAGTTCTGCTGGAGCGGCTGCAGCGCGTTGGTGAAATTGGTCGTGAGGGCGCCGCGGCCCTGGTCGAGAAGACCGGAGGCCTGATTGTAGCCCTGCTGCAAGCCTGAAACCTGCTGGTTCGCCGCCGTTTGAGCGGTCGATCCATCGAAGAAGCCGGTAATATTGTCGAAGATTCCGATGACACGGCCCTCCTATGGAGACCAAGACGCGGCGACGATGCCTTGCGCAGTCGATGCCGATGGCGTCGCTGTGACAGTCACGTTCTGAGCGGCCGAAACGCTTCCCGAGGCGGCCGACGATTGCGCCGACGTAGCAATGGCGAAATCGGTGTCTTCCGCGAGCCCCGACCAGGTGAAGCTCGATCCGCCGGCACGCACGTTGGTTGATACCGCGATGGCGACGCCATCCTGCGGGACACTGAGATTTACCGAACTCGTTGCCGAGACCGCAGTATTTGACGCCGCCACACCATTGGGGTTTAGGATCGCATAGACCGTGACGCCGAACGCCGAGAGCGCTCCGGATACCGTCGCGGCAACCGCGCCGCTGCTGCCTGCCGGCACGACCGCCGCCCAGATTTCCGCCGTGTCCCCGGCAGTGAATGTCACGCGGGCGATTAGCACCGCCGCTGTTCCGCCGAGCAAAACTCCGGTTATGCTGTTGCCGCCGGCTGCGGCTACCGAGATGGCGGCGGCGATGACGCGCCCGGCCGCTGCGGGGCCAAACTGATACGTCGCACCGTTGGTGACGCCGCTGTCAGTCTTCGAGACCGAGGCCTTCGGGCTGCCCAGAAACCCCGGCAGGAACGTCATACGGTCAACCGGCCTCCTGCCACCCACTCGTCCGTCGCGCGCTGGTAGGCCGTGCCCATCGCCCACTGCCCTGCGGTTTTCAGCGCCCCGCCGACACCATGCAGCGTGACGCCAAGTCCCGGGGTCAGCGTCGTCTGGCCGGCGCCGACCTGAACGAAGTTGATGAAGGTCTTGACTGGGAAAACACCGGGCGGGAACGTCAACGTATTCGCGCCGGCCACGTTCATCTCGATCGTGAAGCCGGCATCCCCGAGCACCAGCACATAGCTTGCGGTCTGCGGATTGATGCCGAGCAACTGGCTCGATGACGGAAGGCCGCCGACGCTTGCCAGCAAGGCCCTCGTGTTGGCGTCGAGCGATTGCCAGTAGTCGGCGTAGTAGTTCTGCGGGGCGCTGTTGGCGAAACCGACCGGCAGCTTTCTGTCGGGCAACGGCTGGAGAGCCACCTACTGCGCCCTCGGATCGGAGGACATCGTCGCGCCCATGAACGCACCGTAGACCTCGTCGGTGATATCCTGACGGAATCTCGGACCCTGCGCCGCGGCGCCAGACATCCCGCAATTGGTGACGTAGACACTACGGCCGGCGGCAGTCTTGCCGAGCTTGCGAAGCCGGGGATTGTCCCAGCTCGTGCCGTCATCCCGCGAGCATGCGATGGACACCTGCGGATCGTTGCCGGTCTGCGTGTTGGATGACGAGATGCCGACTCCGGTAATCCAGTTGAAATCGGCCCGAGAAATCTGCGACCGGTTGGGGAACGTGGTTACCGCCGCGCTCTCCATCCGCATCCGCATCGGCGAGCCGACGTCCTGAAACGTGGTCGGGTCGACGTAGAGAAGCTTGCTGGACTGCTGGTCACCGGTTAGCCATTTGCCGAATGCGTTCACGCTCAGGGTCGCCCGCCAGCGTTGGTATAGGCCGGCATTGAAGCTGTCGCGCTCGTTCCATTTCTGGGAGTTGATGTTGAATTCCCATGTCCAGGACGGGCACGACAGCACGAAGAAGCTCTTGCCGCCAACGTGATAGACTGAGGCCTCCAGCAGATCGGCATTGGCGTCGCCGAGTGCCTCAACCAGACGATCGAGATCAGGCGGCGATATCTTGGTCGGCGCCGTACCGTTGAGCATGTAAGTGCCGAAGTCATCCGCCACCCATGCCAGTTGTCCGAAGCCGTCTTCCCATCCCGCGATGGCGTTGCGCCCGAACAGCCCAAAATCGATCACGGTCTGCCGGGTGAACGGGAACGCCGGGAAGGCGTTGGCGGTGTTGGAATAGACCTCGATGAACTTGGTGGCGAAGGCGAAGAGGTAGCCCTGATACGGCACCACCCGCAACGCATTGCCGACCGGGCGCGACTGCATGGTGACGAAGGTGAGCGAGTTCACGGTGGTCGAGTTCGGGCCCGCCGCAAAGATTCTGTTGTCACCGATCAGCCAGAAGAAGTAGCCGTCCATGCCGCAGACGGCCGTGGGGGCCGGAAGATTGCCTCCGCCTGTGAACGCCGTCACGCTGACTGCAGTCACCGCGAATGCGCCATCACCGGGGGAGACGCACTGAATGTCCGGCGTTGCCGCATTGTTGCGCGCGAACGTAACCTTGGCGGTGCCGGGCAGGTTCCCGGCGACGTTCACCACACCAGCCGAGTCCACGGTGACGATCTTGCCGCCGACTGCGACATACAGCAGGTTGTTGACCAGGATGGCGCCGCGGTAGTTCGTCAACAGCAGATCGGTGAAGACGGAAAGACCGGGCTGCCGGCGCCACACAACCTTGACCGGAGACGCGTCGCCCAATGGCTCGGCCGCGCAGTTGATGAGACGCCCACCCGACTCCTGCGGATGAGCGCCGGGGGCCGATGAGGTCGGCCATGGGATCGGAACAGTGGCCGGCATCGACTACGCAGCGGCGAGTTTTGACCGGAGCAGATAGCCCTCCAGCGCCCAGATTTTGTTGCGCGCGGTGTCGCGTGCGATCTTGCGCCCAATCTCGCGATCGAAGTTCTCGGGCGAGGCTGCGGCGCTTTCCCCCGTGACGATGTAGCCATTCTGCAACGTCAGAGCACAGATGGTCATGGTCGTGCCGGGGAACACGTAGAACGCCTCCGACAAGATCGTGTCGTCGATCATCTTCGGGTTGAGCCTGGGCGCATTGAGGCCTTTGCGCTGAATCTCTTCCTCGATAGCCTTCTCATCTCGCGACATGGTGGTTCTTCCTCTTCGGGATATGCCGGATGCCGTCCGGCGCGGATTCTCAGAACGAATAGGTCCGCAACGGCTCAAATGTCGGACGGCCCCTTGTCATCACCTTCAGCGCCCGCACTGCCTCGTCGTAGCCGTTCTTCAATGTCATCTCGAATTCACCGGTCACGCCGAATTCGTTTCGCATCTCCCAGGCACCGATCTTGCCCAGCGAGAGGAACCACTGCTCCGGGATATTCTCGATGTCTGGGACGTAGATGATCTCCTCGGCCATCAACTGCACCAGCAGCGACGGCAGGTTGCGATCGACCCGCGCGGTGTCCTCGACCTCGGGCGTCTGGCCTTCCGGGACAACGCCGAGCTTCTCGAGGATCTTGGTAACGAGGTCGGCGCGGGAGCGGGTGCTCATGGCTGCGACTCGGTCTTCGTCGCGTCGACCTCGACCATCTCCGGCGGCGCGTTGCCCAGAACCTCGCCGAACGCCTTGCGGACCTCAGCGGCCTCGGCACGCAGCGCGGTCTCGACCTGCTTGCCAGACTTTACCTCGGTCACCAATTCCGTGACGGCCGCGGCAATCCCAAGCTTGGCCTCATCGACCATCTTGCGCACGCCCGCTAGCATGCCGCCGAACTCCGTTGCCAGCTTCTTGCCGCCGACTTCCGGCATGTTCTCAGCTCCAATTCTTTGCGCCAGTGGCGACGGCGAGACTGCTAGATCGGCGACCGTATTCCGCAGGAAGGAGTCGAAAGCGGCCCCCGCAGGGGTCACGTAGGGCGATCTTTCTTCAACAACTCGGCTCGCATCGGCCCGATCACGCTGCGCAGGTAGTCAAGTTCCTCCTCGCCGACATCGCATTCGCGGCGAAGGTTTTCCTCCTCGGCCCAGCGCATATCGAGGGCATCGGCGGACTCGCATTTCTTTGTCCAGGCCAGCGCCCACACCTTGTACTGATCGGAGGTTTTCGGAACCGGCGTCGGCTCGATCTTGGTCTTGGCGTCGGTATGAGGATTGAAGTCGCCGACCTTGAACGACTTGTTGAGACGGGCCTTCTCGATCAATTCGGAATTGGTCACGGTCTTCGGAATGTGGCCGTGGAAAACGTGTTTCATCCACGTCGTTATGATCGGGTCTTCCGGGCCCGGCAGATAGGTGATCTGCTCGGAGACTTTCTCCGGCGCCTTATCAGACTCTTCGACTTTGGCTCGCGGCGGCATGAACGTCTCCAATGTTGAAGGGCGGCAGTTGCCCGCCGCCCCGCTTGGCCTCACATATCGTTGTCGGGGAAAAACGCGATCTGGCAGGTCACCTTGCCGGCAGTCGCTGCGGCGCCGGTCTGCGTGTACTTTACGTAGAGATCGACGTCGGCCGCAGACGTGACCGATACCCCGAGCGATCCTGCTTGGGTGATGGTCTGGTACGTCGCTGAGCTTTCATCGATCGACTTGGTGGAGGTCGCGGCGTCGATGATCTCGTTTGCGCTGGCCAAGGTGGTGCCGATGGTGAACACGTTGGTGGTCGCGGCATTGAACGCCGTCATAACGTGGCATGCGACGCCACCGATGAACGTGTTCCTGAGCAAGCGCCCGAACTTCTGGGCGGTCGAGATACGCGGATCGTTGAAGTTGACCGTGATCCGGTAGTAGCTGGTTTGCTGACTGGTGAATTGCCGAGCCGGCACGGTACGGGTCTGGTCGACGTCGAGCGCGATGGCCGGACCCTTGACGGCAAACGCGATGCCTGCCGCGATGATGAGCCCCGCCAGGACGGAACGCTTGATGAGAGTGTGCATGGTTCTGGCCTCCTTCGGCCGATGAGAAGTGAAAAGGGGGAAGCGCGCGACGGGGATCGCCGCGCGCTCTCAGCCGATTAGGGCTTAGGCGTCCGCGACCGCGGCGAAGAATCCGGTGTAGATACCGAATTCCTGGAGCTTCCCGGCGATGCTCTTCTTGGCGATCTTGCCGATGCCGTAGGCCATCTCGATACCGACGCCACGGATGAACCCGTAGTCGTCCTCCTTGCGGAAGGTCGGCTCGGGCATCTGGCCCCAGCACCACGCCTGGGCGCACTGGCCGCACAGGAACGCGGGCGCAACCTGCACCGTTCCGCCGGCACCAGCGGTGGCGTAGAACACCGGCAGACGGGTGGAGAGTTCCGGGATTTCCCGGATGATCACGCCGTTGTAGAGCAGGTCGCCATCGACGAAGATCGGGTTCTTCAGATAACCCTGATTCTCGCGAGCGCGGCTGTTCTGGTTCGCGGTCTTGATGTCGGTGTCGTTGCTGGCGTCGCGGAACTGCTCCTGCCCCACGAACAGCACGAACCATTCCGTCCCGTTTTCCTTCAGCTTGTAGGGCCGGATACGCGGGTTAGCCTTCTTCGCGCTCCGCTTCATCCGCAGCACCAGCGCGCCGGACAACGTCATGCCGGACGTGATGTTGGTCATGGACGAGGCGAAGTTTCCGGCAACCAGGTTGGCGTTGCTGGAGCCGATCAGGACGCGATCGGAGTTGTCGCTGATCCAGGTGTTGCGCTGGGTCGCGGTCGCGGCATCGAACAGGATGCCGTTGACGCGCTGGCCGGCGGACGAACCAAGACCAGCTGGGGCGACAGCGTCGGTCGGCAACGCATAGAAGGCGTCGCAGATTTCGTCCCGTTGACGCTCCTTGCCCCAATCCGACAGCAGCGGCTTGAACTGGGCGAAGAGGTCATAGGACGACTTGTTGGCGTCGGCCTTCTTGACCGCGAAGGCGTTACGAGTCCAGTCGATCCACTTGCGGTCGCCGTAGTCGTCGATCGCCTCTTCGTTTCCGACGAGAGTGCCGGAACCGACACCGACCGCGTTCGCACGGGCGAGCAACGGCACGTTGATCTGCTCGCCGCCCATCTTGCCGCCCTTGTCTAGGTCGGTGATAACGCGGATGATCGAGTTCATCTCCCGCCCCATGTAGGGCGAGAACAGGTTTTCGCGCACGTATTCGCGATAGACTTCGGTGCGGTAACGCACCAGTTTGTTGTTGGTCTGAACGGTAGAGAGAGCCATTGCCGTGATCTTTCCTAGGATCGCCGGCGCCGAAATCGCGCATGATCGCGTCCGCTCACATCGAGCGCACGCGAGAACAGCCGTTCAAGATTGCGGGTAGATCAGCGCCAGGCAGCGTCTGCGACAGCCTGCGGCGAGCCATCGTTGCTCACCATGTCCGCGTCGCCACGGGTGGAATTTCCACCGGCGGCACGGGACATATTCGGGGGCAGGCGGGTGATGGTACGCATGGGTCTGCCATCGTCCCCGGTCGCATCCGCCTGCAGGCTCTCGATGAGCTGCTTGCGGAACTCCGGGTCTTTCATCAGGGCTTCACGGGTTTCCGAGGCGATCCGCTCCTTGTACTTGGCCGGGTCTTCGCCGACCTCGCGCAAGGTTTGCTGATCGCGATGCCATTTCACCAAGGCCTCGCCGGGATTGCGGGCATTCCAGATGGCTCGCACAGTCGCTTGATCCGCAGGATTATTGCGGTTGAGCTTGCCTACGGCGTCGTAGGCCTGCGTGAACGTCTCCTTGTGCCGATCGGCGGCAGCTTGCATGCTGTCTTCGATCCGGTCCGTGATGATCTGGTTTTGGACTTGGGCAAGACGGCCTTCGAGCTGGTCGTTCATCGCCTTGCGGAAACCAACAGGGTCCTCGAGCGGATCGGGGAAATCGGGGGCCTTGGCCTGCTCGGCGGCCTTGGGCTGCGGCTGCTGGCGCTGCAACGCTTGCAGGACACCATCAAACCTCGCCTTCAGCTCATCGACCTCCTTGCGCGAACCCGTGCGCAAGGTTTCGAGCTCGGCCTTCAGGGTGTCGCGTTCGGTCTCCAGCGCCTTCGCCCGTTCGGTCTGCTCACGCAGCCGGCCGGATGGCACCTTGCCGTTGGCATCGCCCTGTGCCGCATTGTCCGCTCCAGCATCGGTCGCGTCGGGCTTCCCCGCAGCGTCCTTGCCATCGGCATCCTTGGCGGCAATTTTGCCCTTATCGTCCTGGCCTTCTTCGCCTTCAGACTCCTCGCCCTCTTCCTCTTCGGATTCGGTCTCGGCGTCTTCCGGCTCGTGCTGGCCTTCAAGCCCGTCTCCCGTCGCCTCAAGGCTGCGGTCGCCGGTCTCATCCTGGACAATATCTTCCTCGTCACCCCAAGCCGCGTTGGCGATCTCCTTGTTGGTATCGGTGATCGCCTGGCTCAGGATTTCCGCTTCTCGGTCCTGCATAGCACCCATGATTTGGCAAACCTTTCAGTGTTCACGGTATCGTCGTGAGGACGGCAGCCCGCCTGATGGTGCGTCGGGGCCGGGATTGGACGCTGCGCCGTATCGCGGTCGCCTGCGGCGGGTCATTGTGGAGCGGGGACCTTGAGAACCCGCGCGGCCGTATCGTGGCTGCGGACGAAAAGGTGGCCTCTACCCACTTGTAGTGGTGGGGAGGGTGTGGGAGGAAACCTCACTTATTCCAGTAATTCAGCCACATCGCCGCCAGCAGGTTAGGCACGATCGTCTGCCATGTCGTGCCCTCCATGAACTGAACGCAGTAGCTGACCTCCGGGACCGCTCGCCACATCGGAACAGCGCATTTGTGCGGGTAGACGATGCGGTTGACGCCAAATGTCGATGAAAACAGTCCGGTCGGGTTTTCCACCGTGAAGTTTTGCGGCGAGTCCGAACTGAAGTTGAAGACGCCGAATGCATATGTAGTCCCAGCCCAGGTATAGCCGGTATATCCGGTCGGCTGCGGGCACCCGCTTCCCATCCCTTGCCAGTCGCGATGCAGGATACCGAGCGTGCTGCGTTTCCCTGAGTTGCTGGAGTAGCAGAGCCCGGTCGGATTGGCGCCGAGCGTGACGCTCAGTTGCCCCTGAAGCTGACGGCGCAGACGCGCTTGGTTCGTCGGGCTTGCGCTGCTGAGAACGTATCCGTGAATCGCCTGATCGATATTAACGCCCGTACCGATGCCGCCATTGTAGGTGCGGTAGGCATTCGTAGCCTCTGACGCCGTCGAGGCGGTGTTCATGGGGTTGATGAAAATATTGTTACCGTTCGCACTGGCATAGAGCGCAGCGTCGAATCCTGCACCGTGGCTGTACTCCCAAGTACCAAGCGTGCAGGAAGAGTTCTGGAGTCCGGTAACGCCGAACGCATGCACCACCGCATCATAAGCTACTTGTGAACGGCCAACGACGCCAGCCATTCGGAACAATGCACCCGCAGCATTGAACCTCTGCTGCGCACCAAATTTCATCATGCCAGTTGAGGACAAAGGTGTGCCGGCACTGAAAGTCCCGAGCGCCGTCAAATACTGCGCCCCAGACCAACTGGCGTTGGCCTGAAGACCAAGCGCGACGCCGTTATAAGTGGTCGTGTTGTAGTAGAAATTTGTATCGGACTGAAGGCCGGTGTAGACACCTTCCGCCCAGGTCCACGCACTCTCGGCTGAGGTCGCCCACAGATTACCGAGCGTCGTGAACCCCAAATTCCAAAACACAACCGCGAGCTTCGCGGCAACGACAGCAAAGAGATATGTCGACGGATGATCCGGGGCGTTCAGCACCCACACCTTATAGTTCGCCGGGCTTGGCGCGGTTTCAGTCGCGCCGCCATCGCCGAAACCGGACTGCCCAAATGACGTTCCAGAGGGCACCGCACCGAATGCGTTCTGGGCGAGCCGGTAGAACTCGGCGAAGTAGACCGCCATGTGAATGACATCGGACAGGCTGTCGGTCCCTGCGTAGGTCTGGCCCCACGTCTGCGACATCTTCGGAAAATTGAAATTGGTGGCATGGCCGGCTGTCGGGATGTACTCGTAGCCACTATCGAGCAGACCCCATGGCGCGTCGGCGTGGTAGTAAAGAACCGAGCACCAGTCACCGGCATCATGGAAGGTGCCAAACAAACCAGCAGGACCGCGCGTTGCCGTTAGGAAGGGAGCAAGTCCAGATAGCCCCTGATCCAGGGCATTCCCGCCATTGTAGCCGCCGTCTTCAGACGTGAAACCCATCGGCAATAGACTAAGGAAAAGCTGCGTCCCGTCGAAGCCGTCAACTTGAGCTGGACCACGAGCATAGCCAAACCGACCGTCAATCGCGATCCCGGACGTTTGATGGTAATAGCCCTGCGCCCATGTCGTCGCGGCCGATAGCCATGCGTTGGCGTTCACGGGGAAATAGTCAGAGATGCCAAGCCCTGGAATTTGGTAGCAGTAGCTGCCGTCCGCTAGTCCAGTAGCAGTGCTCGCGTCGAGGCCGTAGACGTAGGTTCCGGCGCGGTTGGAGGGATAGGCAGAGTAGATCAGGCTGTCATAGCCCGAATTGAATGAGTTTCCAGTCGCGATGAACGTTCCCGGAACATAGGTTGTCATCGACGGCGTATTGATCGCGCTGCCGACAGGACTATTTGTTGCAATCGTCCCCGTCAGAGAAAAGTGATCGGCATCGACGAGAACGACCGTCAGCGGAGTATCGCAAAGCGATGGGTTGCTGACTATCCCTCCCCCGGAGATGCCAGCGCCGACAATGAAGATAATCTCTCCGCCGGAATACCCGTGAGCAATAGACCTTATGACTCCTGGGCTTGCATTCGTGATCTGGTCGAACTTCTTCGGCGCAACAGTCGTGTCTATGTAGTAGCGGATCGCGCCGCCGCTGGTCTCGGTCGTCGAAGGCGTTACCCGCTGCGCGAAGGTCCCAGTGTTGTAGGCGACATTCCCAGCGCTATCGAGGATGTTGAAGCTGCTGATGCCGTAGGTCGATGCAAAATTGACGGGGCCGAGACCTGGGATAAACTCTGTCAGGTATGCGAGCTTGAGGTCATCGGTTTGCGAGATGCCGACCTGGTTCGCAACGATGCTCGACGCCCGAGTGACCTTATCGTTGAATGGGAACGAGATGGGTACAAGCGACACGCCGGCCGGCGGCGTGATGACGTAGTTCGTTCCAGAGACCAGGGCAGAACTAACCTTGAGCCAGATGTAATGCCGGAATGTCGTCTGGTTCGCGGTCGTTTGGCCGCCAGTATTAACGATGCCCTCACAGTAGGGCCACGAGAACCGGTAGACATTCGTGACTGTGAGGCCGCCCGTAATCGACCAGTCGGCGGCGACATCACCAGCAGCACGATTGTAGTAGTTCGGAAACAGCACGTCGGTGAAGCGTGCGAAGTTCTGGTTAAAACCACCGATGAAGCACGCTGTGCTTGCCCCCGTGATGGGGTGTGTCCGTGTCGTCCAACTGCCAGCGGCAGCGGCGTCAGGCGTCCCGAGCTGCTGGAAGAGCCCGCGCTGGATGATCGGATCGCGTATCTCCAGCCGAATTATGTCCGGTGCCGTCATCGTCACTTCGACGAAGAACGGCACTGTCGGCGGAGATGTGTTTGGATCGCCGTGCGGGAAGCGCGCAAGTGCCGCTGTCGAACCAATGAGCGTGATTGCAGCTACGGACGCTAAAAACTCTCTACGACATAGAGACATCTAGCATATCCCAGAAGATATGCCACCTATTGTGTTCAAATAGGTATTTGTCTCATGACACAGATTTGTAACGTCTCCGGCAGACAAGCTACCGCCAATTGTTGCCATCATGACCTGATACCCGGCACCAAACGCGGGGTTTGGGACTCCAGTTATGACATCATCAACAGCTAAAATATACATGGGCCCATTGGCCGGGGTGCCTGATGTCTGAGACACAACGCCTTGATCTACGGCATTTTTGTACCCCTGCTGCGTAGAGGCGCCCGATCTGTTGGCCAAATAATGGCCAGTCGAATTTGCATTTGTCACACCGGCGGAGCTTGAGCCGTCGTTAATACGATAATATGCCTTCCCGTCGTTGAATTTTGGGAATAGGCTGGTATTAGGTGCAGCAAGTCCTGCGCCTGATCCAAGTCCGACTACCACGCCGCCGTTTGAAACCGCCGCTGCGTTTGTATTGCTCCACGCTGAAACGTGAGATGAATTCTGAGTGAATTGCGGAGTCGTCGCTGTCGTTGGGTTAAATGTGCTATTGAAAAAAACCGTTGTGGAGGCGTTTACTCCAGTATATCCCGCATCGGCAGTAAATGTCGGGGAGCCTGCAGTCGCGCCGGTGAATGACGTGGAAACGAGATTAAGCCCAGCAGTTGTTGTGTCCGCAGTCGCGAAGACATAAACGATATCCATCTTCGCCCAGACGCCCTGGGCAACCAAGTTGCAAATGAACGTTGTATAGGCACTTTGATGAGTAGCATCCAACCCAGATGTGCGAGCCAGAAATGTGGTTGCCTGAGAACATCCAACCGAACTGGCGATACTGACCTGCAGCCGCGATTGCCAATACGGCTTCGCCCCTGTCGAGAAGACGCAGAGTATCGCGGCTAGAGCAAAGAGCCAGCGGGCGAAGGGTCTCACAGTTGGTAGCCCGTCGCAGTAGAGCTCACATTTCCGCCCGTTCCAGGGGCGCCGGATACGACCGCGATTCCGGTATTGGTTGCGCTGGCTGGAACGCAGGGCGAAAAAATCTGCTCATCGAGGCCGACGCCAGAGGCAGCAGGAGCCACCCACATGATATGGCTCAAGGTTGCCGTGATCACTCCAGTGACGGTGTTGGTGACCGTCGTCGCAGCTGTCGCATTGGCGCGGATCGAATAGCTGCAGATGTACGTCGTTTTTCCCGATGTTCCCGCGAGTGTCGCGGTCGTCGCGCCCGTGGTTCCGGTCGCCGAGGCCGTGATCGCCGTTGCACCGGCGGGATATTGGCTCGATTCGTTGACCGTCCCGATGACCTTCGTCGTCTCCGCGCTCAGCGTCGCCGCGACCGGAATTGAGGATTGGTTGCTGGCTAAAGCCACCGGAATTCCGGCCGACATCGTCGTCTGGCCGAGAGCTAGCGTCGCGCCGCCGACCTGCGTCACGTTGACGGTTTGGTTCGCTGGCGGATGGACGTAGAAGCCGCCGTTCAGGTCGCAATTCGACGGGGCGGTTGCCGCATTGGAGTAGGAGTTGGTGTTGAAGGCAGTCGCCGCGAGGCACGGGCTCGGCGCCGCGCTGTTGGTGGCGATCGTGGCGATACCGGTCGCTACCGCATCGCCGGGATTAATCCTGACCACCAATGATGGATCAGTCGCTACCGCCGCCGTGCTCGCGGCCTTGACCGCCGCACATTGCGCCAGCGCCGTCCCGTCACAGACTCCGATCATCGCCCCGAAGTTGCCGGAGCCATCGGTGATGACATCGAACGTCTTAGTCGTTCCGGATGCATCCTTGGTGGTGATCGTGCTGGTGCCGGCAAAGGCCCAGCCCGACATCAACCAGGAGAGCGCAAGCCCGACTGCAACGGATCGAAGCATCTTCATTGCCCGGGCTCCTTCGGCTTCTCGGCGGCAGCGGGATCAGCGTCCTTGCGTTCGGTCACGACCGGCGCCTTGTTGAGCTTGTCCAGGATGTAGACCGTCGCCGGGGCGATCTGGATGCCACCCGAGCGGGTCGCAGCGTCGAGGATCTGCGTCAGCACCTTGACGTCGTTGTCGTCGAACATCAGGGCCCGCTCGGCGGCCTGTGCCGGCACTGCCGATAGGCAGACGAAGATGCTCCACCAGAATTTGAATCTCATAATCCCACCATGTAGAGCGTGAGGTTGCATCCTGTGGGATCGGAGAAATCGAGCTGTCCGGCAGCACAGGCGCTACCGCCCCCGCCTGAGCCCGCAAAGTTCCCCGGCCCGTAGCCCATCATCGGCAACTGTGCGCTGGCGCTCAGTGCGAACATCGCGCACATCGCCAGCGCTACGATGACGACCCGGATCATTTGACGCCCAGGCTCACGGTCACGCCGGTCGCCGCATTTCCGTTGTCGCTATCGGCGCTGCCGCTGGTGATGCAGAAGCCGAGACCTTGCTGAAAATACAAGCCGCCCGGATCGGCGATCGGGATGACCGCGCCACCGCCCGCATTGCTCGCGCCAAACGGGATCGGAACCATAAACAGGACGGGGTCCGTGTTGCATGTCGGCGCAACGGCCTTGTTGTAGAACTTGAGGTAATAGACCGTCGTCGTGGTATTGACTGCGACGATGATCGACAGGTGTGCTTCTGACACCTTTACCAATGTCGAATTGGTCGATGCCGTGCTTAGATATTTTGACGGTATCGACTGCGCCTTCGCTCCCGAGCTTGCCACCGCAATGGCGATGAACCCCAGCAGCGCTGCGCCGCATACCGCCAGCGCAAACCGCGTCGTCATCCGCCGCTTGCGGTCGTAGTTCGATTCAGGGAATCTGCTCATGGTCATGACCCCTTCATCTGCGCGGCAAGCTGAGTGAATGACGTTCCAGCGACGTGAAGCGCCGCATCGTCGATCGCAAAGCCAATCGCTATTCCGAGGGCTATCCACCCCAGAATCTTCCACATTGGTTGATGTCCTCAGAACGGCAGCGGGAACTGTGCCGGCGGTTTCTGCGGTGAGGCTTGCTGTGGCTGCTGCTGCCCCGCCGTGGCGATCTGATGGGCCTGGGCGAGCGTATCTCGGGCGAAGGTTGCGGCATCGATCTCCGCACCGTGCGCCATGTGGGCAGGCCTGATGCTCTCGGTGGCGGCCTTGGCGCGCTTCTCTTCGGCGGTGGCCAGAATCTGCTGGACCGACGCGGTGTCCTTGGCGGTCTTCGCGGCCGTGTGAGCGACCTCGCCGGCCAAGCCCTCGAGCTGGAGCTTCTTCATAAGCTCGGCTGCCGGGTCCTGCTGAGGCGGCTTCGGCGCCATCATCTGCATGAACTTGTCCTTCTCCGACCGCGGCAGGGTCGAGAACTCGACCAAGACCTGCGGCGGGAAGGTGCCCGGCGGATAGCCCTTGAACTGGTCCTGGATGTCTTCCATCACGGAGGCGACGTCGCGGCCTTCCTCAAGCACAATATTGACGTCGAGCGCCCCGACCGCGTTGATGATCGCCGGCAGGCCGTACTGATCGAGGCCGAGGCCATTGACCTGCAGCCATTGGGCCAGCTTGGCATCGTCGCTGTTGACCCTGATCCACCGCTCCTTGGTCCAGTAGCGGCTGACCGCGTTCCAAATCTTGCGGAACACCCGGAGCTTCCATGCCCTTTGAGCCAGGATAAACGGGCCAAGTTCGGCCATGCCAGGCTGCCGCAGCAGTTCGATCGCCCGCCCGGAAATCTGCGTGATCGCGGTGCCGTTGAGCGAGGCCAGATTGCTGTTGGCGTAGGCGTCGAGCTCGGCCTTGGCATCCTCGGTGAACTGGGTGAAGGCGGCGAGGTCCATTTTGGTGTCGACGAGCTCGAATACCCGGCCCGGGTTGGTTTCGACCCAGCCGTCCGGCCGCGCCACCTCGCGCCGCGCCGTCTCGACATCATCGACCGCACCCTTCTCGGAGCGCACCAGCTTGGTATTGGCCAGATGCAGCATCTTGGACTTGCCCTGGTTCAGGGCGTCCTGCGGGCCTTTCAGATTTCGTACGAAGCTGTAGCGGTCGCCGTCATGATCCACCGCAGCGGCGAACATATCGAATGACGAGGCGCTGTTGCCGTCCTCATCGAAGAACGGCGAGGTGCCCTGGTCGATCAGGGTGTTGGCGACGTAGAACGCCCACCGCCATTTGCCCTTTTTCTTGTACCAGTGCTGCACCAACCGGATGCGCTTGCTCGACGTGATGATCCACTTGATTTCCCGGTCCGGGTTCGTGGTCATGTCGGTGTCGCCGGCGAACAGGCTGCGGAGTTGCTCCTCTTTCTCCTCGTCGTCGGGCCAAAGCTCTATGGCCTCGTCGACGTCCATCCACTTGGATGTGCCCTCGTAGCGGCTGTCGGTGAAATCCTGCCGGTAGGACTTCGGGTCGTAGAAATACTCGTCTCCAATGACCCATTCGAGCCTGATCTTGTAATCGCCGCGGGCATCCTTCTGGAGCACCGACTGCACCCCGGCAATTCCATCAATGCCGCATTGCAGCAGGCACCACGGCTCCAAGGACTTCCAGTCGCTGGCGGAGAGCACCGAGCGCACCGACTGCGTGGCGATCTCAGCACCCTGCTCGCTCTTGGGGCTGGTCGCCTCAGCCTTCGGGTCCGAGCGCATCCGCTGCACCAACCCAACGATGCCGTTGATCTTGCGGCCGGTACGGTTCCAGGTCATCGGCGGCTGATGGCGGGCACGCAACACGCGGAGTTGGTCGGACGTTAACTGCGAGCCATGGTAATAACGACGCGAATCCTTCTGCTCCTCGATCTCGTCGACCTTGGAGGTCAGGTAATCCTCGAACTGGTTCCGCAGTTCGCGGACAGAGAGGTAGTTCTCGTCCTCATCGTCCTCGACGTTGCGCGATCGCCGATCCTCGGGATCACGGACGCGACCCGACACCGCGGGCGAGATGCCGCGGGGCCGGGCTTCCATGGCTGCGAGGACGGGTTGGGGCATGCTGTTACTTACGCGACTGCCTCAGCCTGCGCCGGCTTCTTAGGCTGCGCATCGGCCGCAGCCTTGTTCGCCGCGTCGGCGTGGGCCTGGTTCATCTTGGCCGACTCCTCAGCCTGCTTGGCCTTCAGATCGGCCGCCGCCACGTCGCGCTTGTGCGCCTCGTTGAATTCCTCGATCGAGGCGAAGCCCATGCCACGAACGCGATGCAGATGCCCGGTGCGGGCAGCGGCAACCGCAGTGCGGGCCTGAGTTGCGGTCAGCAAGATTTGCGGCTGGCCGAGGTCGATCCGCGCCGGCCGCGCCAGGGCGATGATCTGGCCAGACACGGGGTCGAACAGGTCGAGCGACAGACCGAAGTCGTCGGCCTTACCCAACTCGACGGGCGGTTCCATCTTCACGTTGCCGAGTTCGCTGACGAGGCGCGCTACGTCTTCCTTGAAGTACATGGCTGGGTCCTTTCGTTTCCTGTAGGTAGTTTCTGCGACACGATGATCTCGGTGTGCGGATAGTTAGCCTTGAACGCGCACACCAAATCGAAGTTGCTGATTTGTGCGGGGTGCAAAACCACGTAGGTTCCGTCTTTCGGGATGGACATCATTCCGCCCTCACCATCCGGTCAAACCGTCGATCCGAAATCTTCCCCTCACTTCGCAGCCGCTCAGCCTCAACCTGAAGCTTGGACTTCGGCTTTGCTGTGCCCAGCGCCTCATTGAGGTCGTCGCGCGCCTTCTCCAGCGCCTCGACCGGCTTGTTCATGTCGTGGCCGTGCACCATCTCGGCCAACCGCTTGACCTCGTTGATGGCCTCTTCCTGCGTGTCGCCGGTCGCAACGATGGCGCCAATCTCAGGCATGCCGGTCCATTGCGGAATGACGTAATAGTTTCCATCAATGATCGTCATGTTGCGCAGCTTGACGTTCTCTCTGATGGATTCAGGGAACGACACCTGCTGCCAGTTGCTGTCCGCCCAATCCGACAGCAGCAGGATCTGTGCGCCCCATTCGTGGGAGAATTCAGGCTCCACTACGACGCCGCCGGCACCTTCCCAGATCACGTCGGCAAGGTTGGTGATCATCACCTGATAGAGTTCGGAGGGCGGCGATCCGCACCTCGCGCATGGGTCGATCAGGTAGGCCTTATCGCCCTTGCACCTGATCTCCGTCGAGATGAAGCCACGGTAGCCGTAGCCCTTCAGCGTCTTGGCCAGCTTGTCGTTGACGCTGCGGACCTTCTCCGGCAATTGCGAATAGCGCATGGTCTTGCAGACGTAGGCCTTGTCCTTGACCTCGACCCCGACGATGGCTCCCTTGGGATATCGGCCGTCGATGGTATAGCCGTCGTAGCCGATCTCGATGGCGGGATCGATGCCCTCCTCGACGATGAACTCCATCACCTTTTTCTTGGCGCCGAGATTGTGCTCCAGCTCGTCGATCTGCTGCTCGACCTGAGCGTAGTTCGGGGCGTGGAAGGTCTCCATGTCGCCACGGGTGGCGGATATCTTCACCCACTGATCGTCGTTGTCTTTCAGATGCTCGCGCAACGCATCGAGGCCGACGATGTGCGCGTAAGGGCCGATGTCGATGCCAATCGCCTTACAGTGCTCCTTGGACTTGACGCGGTCGAGTTCCAGCTCCTCGCCCATCCGGCAGCCCCAGACCCGCTTGCCCATGTCGACGAGATGCTGCTGCAGCGCGCCCTCATACACATCGGGAAATATCCACAGGTCGATCTCGTCGTAATGATCCCACGGCGACAGCACGCGCTCGACGCCCTTGATGCCCTGGCCGATGCGCGGGGCGTTACTCCTCGGATATCCGTTCTCCCAGGGGACGTACAGCAACACGCGGCCGAAGTGCTTTGAGAGCGTGACGGCAAGCTCAACGAAGAGCCCATGATCATAGATCAGCACCGTGCGGTCGCGATGCGATGGCATTCACACAACCTCGTTGTATTTCATGCCGCGCAGAATCCGGTTCATCTCGATTTCCCGGCAACCGCCGAAATAGTCCCGCACGAACTCGGTCACTCCATCCGACGTGAAGTCCCGGCAGCAATAGATGTCGATCGAGATGAAGCTCCTCGGCGTGAGCGTGTGAATCTGAATGCCGCTCTCAATCATGCCGATCCAGCCTGACAGACCGGCCTTGTCGGGGAATTCAGGCGGGCTGCGGTAAATGTGCGGCGGGCCCTGCGCTGTCATCCCGAGATCGCGCACCAGATCAACGAGGAAATCGTAGCAGAGGTTCAGGTCGTCACAGACGCACGGCCTGCAGCCGTAGAGATCGAGGGTCAGGAGATAGCCGAATGGCTCGCGCAGATGGTAGTGCTTGTCGTGCGCTGGCCGGCAACGGGCTGGCATCTACTCTCACGCCTCACCCGTGATCTTCTTCATCGCCTTGTCGGAGATGCGGCCTTGGCCCTGCAGCCGCTTGGCCTTCTTCTTCAGGCCGCGCGGGAACTTGGGCTTGCCGCCCTTCGGACCTGCGACGGTCGATACATCCATGTTCGGGGGCTTGGGCATTTCACGCTCTCCTTTGCCGCGGAATTTGACGGGGACGTTGTTGGGGGACGGGGAGGAATTGGCCACGCTATTTGCCTCTCTCCGCCAGCAGCTTCACCCGCACTGTCGTGCCTTCGCGAAACCGGTGATTGAACGGATAGTCCTGCTCGGCGCGGGCCAATGCCTCAAACTGCGGTTTGAGCGGCTTTCCCGGCTGCCAGCCACGCACGTATTCGATCTCGGCCAGCGACAACCTCACTGCGAATGTCACGCCGAGAGCGAGCAGCAGCCCCCGCAGCAACACTTCCCAGAAACGCGGTGGATGCGTTAGAAAATGGGAAAGCAAAGCAGGCCTCCACCATGAGCGCGATCAGAACGGCACGCTCGACATTGAATGGACCGCGCAGCGTGGCCACAAATGCCAGGAACAGCATGAACCCCACTGCCCCGGTCTCGAACGCAATGTCGAGGAACTCGTTGTGAGCATGATCGGGACGTACACGGCTGATGTCGGTCGCCACAGCGATGTCGGGGAACGCCTCCCAATACGAGCCGATGCCCTGCCCGGTGAATGTGAGATTGCGCGCCGTATCCGACCAGATCGCCAGCCGCTCGTGCTGGCCGTTCATGTCGGGCTTGACGATGAAGAACGCCGCGACGGCGAGCCAGAGGGCTAGCACACAGCACACCGCCGCGGTCGCCCGCAGGCGATGCGCCCACAGCCAATAGAGGCAGGCGATGACAACCGCCAGGACCGCCGCACGCGAGCCAGAGAGCAGCAAGGCAGGGGCAGATGCGATGACGCCCCACCAGATGCGGTTGAACATGCAGGCCACCAGGATCAACGCCGCAGCCTCGCCCATATGGTTGGCGTTCACGAACAGCGCGGCCGGCAGGTAGAACGCCGGAATGTCGATCAGGTGCAGCCATTGCCCGATGACGAGGACGCTCGATACACCGATCCCCACCGCAGCACCGCGATAGAGCGGGGTCAGGTCGTCACTCAGGGATCCCAGCGCGAACACGGCTCCGATAGTGGCAAGTTCGGCCAGCGCGCCGATGCCGTCCAACGGGCTCACCGACCATGCGAGCGTCACCGCACACCAGGCTATGAAGGCGAGCCCGGCGACATGGCTGAGCGTCAGTCGCACCCGATCGGCGAAGAACAGCAGCAGCGGCACGAAGGTGAACAGCGCGACCCAGCGTGGCGTCGTGGCAGGCCCTGCGATCCCGGGCCAATAGGCGGCGAGCACGAGGAAGGCGAGGACGGAACTCATGGCGTTTCGGGTATCGCGGCCCAAACCGCGAGCGCAACGCCGGCTGGGACACCGAGAACAAGGCCGATCGCGATGCCGATCATGAACATGCGGCCTCACTCATCGTGGCATGGAGGCTCTGACACTCGAGCACAGCGAGCCAAGCAGAACGCCCCACGCAACGCCCCAATAGGTCCGAGCCCTACGTAGCGAAAGCATCGATAGTGGGACACCAAACGCCGCAAGAACGGGCGCCGCCGCAGCACGTAGTTGCTGGTATCCGGTGGAGGTCTCTGGCGATAGAGAGATGACCAGTTGCGTTCACTCATCCCAATAATCCCGCCATTCGTCCGGCTGATCGTAGTCGGCATCCTCGTCGCCATCCTCAAGCGTGCCGTCGTCGGATTCGGGCATCATTTATGCGCGGCAGCCCACACCTTGCGTGCTCGCTCGTCATGAGGAAAACAACGCACCCACATCTCAGCATCATCCTTCACGATCGCAAGCAGCGGCGAGTCTGTGGACAGGACAATCCTGCGGAACTCGGCATTAATTGCCGATCGTAGCGCTGGGCTCATTTCTGGCTGCAAAGTGATTGCCATCGGCCTACCTCAAATCGTCACCAGCGAAGGCCCGCGCTCGCGATCGACAACGGAGCGGTAGCCGGAACTCGTGTCGGGCTCGGGCTTCTTCGGCGCGCGGCCGGCGGTCATCATGTCGAGCAGTTGACCGATCAACCCCAGCATGTCGACCTGGTCGTCGTGCTTGCCGGCAGGGAAGCTCAGCAGTTCCGACCTCAGCGCGGGATACCATGGCGCGTGGATCGGCACGTACAGCCCCTCGATCGCCATGCGGCCACGGATCGATTGAGCCCGCACGGCCTTGTCGCCTCGTGTGGGGAACGTCGTTCGGGCCACGTAGGCCTTGCGCTCATGCTGCTGGTTGTTGATAAACGGCCCCAAGCTGGCCTTGATTTGTCCCTGCTCTTCGGCCCAGCCCAGCGGTTTCCACTTGATGACCAGATCGCAGAACGCATCGATCCACTTCTCGGACGAGGCCTGCTGGCGCCATAGATCGAGCAGGTACATGCGGTTTTCGGGGTCGATCCCGACAACGCCGTGAACCGTGTAATCGCCACCATCCGCGGTAACGGCGTAATCCGAGCCGCCGTAGGTCGTGAGCGTTTCGAGCGCAGGCGCCTTGTCGTAGGGCTTGAGCCAGTCGGCTTTGAAGAAATCGCCTTCCTCGGGAGCCGGCCGCTGCTGATACAGCGCGGACCACATCATCGGCGAGGTTTCGCGCTGGCGAGCCCGTAGGAACTCCCCGTAATTGTAGCCTTTCGGCTCATCCCAGAGATATTCGCCGACCTTGCGGCCGAGCGGATCGCCAGCCTCAGCAATCGCTGGGATCGATATCACCCGCCCGCGAATGATGCCCTTGTCGATCTGCTGGAGGATTCGACCAGCCACGTCCTCCTCGTGCCAGCGAGTGTTCATGAGGATACGCTTGGCGCCAGGCTTCAGACGGGCGCTGAAGTCGTCGACGTACCAGTCCCATCGCCTTTGGCGGACAATCTCGCTGAATGCATCCTCGCGGCTGCCGAAGAAGTCATCCCCGAGCCCGAGGTCAGCACGAAAGCCCGCGATGCCGGTTCCGGCGCCAACCGCGTAATATTCGCCACCGGTCGTGAGGGCCCAGCGATCGGCCGCCTGGTTGTCCGGCGCGACGTTGATACCAAGCATCCTGTGCTCAAGCAGGATATCGTTGCGGACCCTTCGGCCCCATCGCTTGGCGAACTCGACCGAGTGCGTTGCGAACAAGACGCTGTTTTGCGGAAACCGGGCCAAGTAGGACGCCGGGAACAGAACCGAGACCCACGTGCTCTTCGCGGAACCCGGAGGCGCAAACAGCAGCAGCACCTCGTCGTCGCTGGCTAGGAAGTCCTCGATCTCGTCGCAGATCAGTTGATGATGGGGGGCGGGCTCAAAGCCCTTGAACCGACCCCATTCAGCCAGGCTACGACGAACCGTCCGGCGCTGCAGAAGCGCCCGAGCGGCCTCCTGCGGCGATACGGGCAAGCTCATCGTCGGTCATTCCCTCGAGCAGGAATCGGATTGGCCCCCCGTCTTCGCCAGTGTGGGCCTGTGCTGGCCGACCGAACCCGCGATCGAGCAACGCCTCGGCAGCTCGGACCTGCGCGGCCTCGGTTTTGCCCTTGGTCGCGATCCGAGCCAGCGTGCGCAATGCGGCCGGCGCATGCTCGCGCGCAGCCGCTTGAATTTCCTTCAGTTCTTTGGATTTGCCACCCGGATTGCCGGATTGGCCCTTCTTGAAAGGCATTCAGAATCCATTGCTTTCAATTGAGGATTTGGTGGAATTTCCGGCTCGCTTCTTGCGCCATTTCGGACGCAAGCTGATGATTTCCGCCACAGCGTTGCACGGGCCCTCTGCCAATCCACGGGGGCGGCAGCGCAGGCCAGGTGCCGTATGGCCCTCCCCTTGCTACACGAGGGCGCCGGCAGGTGAACGAAACACAGTGGCTGTCCTCAATGGGGGTGAAACGTGTTGTTTGTCAAGGGTGTTGCACCCTTTCCAACTTCAGCCACTTGCGTTGATTTGGATTTTCGAGCACCCACGACACCCACGAGGCCATTTCTTCCGACGTGAACTCGCCATTCCAAAGCCGCGCGCTCCAAGCATTATGGCGGTCGCAGTATGCCATGTACGCGATTACACGGGGATCATCATCAGGGAGGTCATCGACATCCCAGCCGAGACCCCTAGGAGGGGAATCGCACGCAGGCGCAAACCGATCTTGCCTCCGCACCCAGCCAGCACAGCGCCGCACGCATGCCTCACAGAGCGCGTGACTCGGCGCAATCTCGTCGCCCTCGCCGCATACCCGGCACGTCTTGAGCGGATTGCACCAATGGAACTGGATCATTTCTTGCCCAGCGCGAGCGGCTCCACCTCTGCCGTTTTGCCATCCCGCATAGTGGCGGCATAATCCACGTCCAGCCGAGCGGAGGCAATGATCTGGCCGGCAAGCTTGGCGATAGCTCCTGCCCGGTGGATGTCGCCCTTGCCAGCGCGCAGCTCTTCGATCTCATCGAACATCAAGTCGCGGAGCTTCGCGGATGTCCTCTCAATCGTCGCGGTGACTGGCTTTAGCACAACCGCCCGCTGTTCGTTGCCCCGAATGCTTTGCACGATACCTCCCTACACCGCCGCGATCTGCGATATCGACGCCACCAGCTTGCTCTTTTGGCCGGCGTTACGTGCAAACACGATGCACCATGCCGTAGAGAAGCAACCCCACACCGAGGCCAAGCGAACCGCCGGTCATGAGCAACCAAGCGCCGTACGAAAACTGTGAACACGCCATGAGTTCCTCCGCTGGCTTTTTATGTGCTAAGTCACTGATTTAATTGATCTCAAGGCCGATTCCCTATATAGCAGAAATCTGCGATATCGTCACGAGCGTTTTCGTCTTACGCCCGAGGAAATCCTTCAACAATTCAATGCGTTGCAGGTCATCCATACGTGAGATTTCCGCGATGTGGTCGGCGAACGGGCCATCCAAGATGCGGACCTGATCGCCGATTTCAAACGGGGATTTGTTGTTGCAGATGCATTCGGCCAGCCGCAGTTTGTCCATTTCGTCCTCGGTGAGATACCGGTGTCGCTTGTTGGCCTTGAGCAGGAATTTGCCCTGCCGGCGCAATCCGGGGCAGCGATCGAGCGGGGTCTCCCAGCCATCGCCGTGGTTCCATCCCATGTCGATCGGCAGGAACAGATATCCGGGGAATATCGCCCGGGTTTCCTCACGAGAGCGGCGGTGGATTCCGAACATGGTCCGCACCGAGAACGATACTATCTTGCTCTCCATCGGCACGTAGGGGTCAAAGCCCTCGTTACGGAGATATCCGTGGGCTCGTTTCTCCCCGCCAGGCTCGGTGAGGAGGACGAAATTCTTGATATCGTTGGGGGTTTTGGTTAGCATTCACATGGCGTCCAGTGTGAGTTGCTTTGCTGGCGCGAAGCGTGTGGCGAACATATCTGGAGCGTCCACGGCCGCCTGAATGCGCCGGCAAGCAAGATCGAAATACTTCGGCTCAATTTCAATTCCAATAAAACGACGGCCGAGTTTCACAGCAGCAACGCCGGTCGTCCCACTGCCCATGAACGGATCGAGGATGACGCCGCCGTCAGAAACCCAATTCGCCACAATGAATTCACATACATCGTCTTGGCGTGGGCACGGATGTTGCTTCGCCAACCTATGAATATCCGACACGGCAGAAGCGCTATCGGCCACAAACCAATCGCGATTCGCATATGTGGTGCCTGACAACGATCGCCAAGGTTTTGCGCCAGGTGTCCACCAAACGACCACGGGCTCATACGCGTGCTGCATCGCAACGGCGCGCATTTGTACGAAGTTTTTAGCCGCTATCATGATGCGCCATTTGCGCGGAAATAGTTCCGCAAATCGGGGCATCCATTCCTGGGCCTGCCAAACAAAGATCGGCCCACCTGGTACGACGTGCCGCTCAGCCTCCTCAATAATTGGCCAAAGGAACGACGGATAGGACTCGGCGTCGTCTATGTGGCTTTCGTACTTGAAACCAATCCCATACGGCGGGTCTGTTACGACCGCATCGACCTTGCCCAATGTAGGCAGAATTTCCCGACAATCACCCAAATACAGGGTAGCATCGCCTATCGTCTCAATCCGGCTCATGCCTCCGCTCCCTCCCGCGCCAAATCCCCCACCAGACGCGTCGGGTTACCCTGGGCGTCGTCAAACCAATCGGTGCGGTCCTGGCAGGCGTTGGGCGTACACTCGTTGGCGAACCTCTGACGGTGCGCCCGGCGGCGGGCATACCGGTGATGCTCGGTTTCGCGGTAGTGGTTGGTGGTTGGCATGCCTATTGCCCATCCACGGAGTAGAACCAGAGACCGCGGCGTCGCTTAATCGCGATCATGTAGTCGTAGACCGCACGACACCGATCTTCCCAATCACCCGATCGAGCATCGCGGGGCTCATCGACCATTGGCGGCGGCAATCGCTCATATCGGGCAAGCCGATTGATCGACGTGACGCGATGTCGGATTCGGTATTTTGGATCGAACATCTAGGCGGCCTCCGTCTTGGCTTGGACGAGGCGGTGAACGTCGTTCCAGTCCGTGCCAGGCTGATCCGGAATCCGGACCTCGACGGCGCGATCTGTCGCGAGCCGTTTGGCCAGCGCATAGGCCGCGGCATGGCCAGCAAAGCCCTGGTCATGGTCGCCGAAAACGATAACGCGGCGGACCTCCGGAGGAGGCTGCCAAGCCATGAGCATGGATGCACTCACAGCCGCCCAGCAGGGCACGCCTGAGAGGATCGTGGCCGAGAGGGCTGTCTCGATGCCCTCGCTAATTCCGAGCGTCTCAGCGGCCTCCGTGAGGCGAATGGCGGCCCCTTTGGCGACGGTGCCCGGCATCAGGCGGCGGGGCGCCTCGACGTTGGCCTTTCGACCGTCCGCAGTCAGATAGGTTCGGTGCAGGATCGAGGCTTTGCCATCGGGCCCGGTCACCATCGCGATCATGGCGCGGTGGAAGCTCGGCGGGTCGGCCTGATAGCGGACGTTGCTGGCCACCCGTAGGCACGATGGGAATTGCTTGATGCCGCAGCGCGAGAACAGATAGCGCCCAGCCGGATCGATCATGGTAATTGGCCGGCTGGTACGCCACAGCTTGTTCATCGCCTCGCGTTTCTGATCGTCTGTCTGCAACGGCTTGGCGGCCCGAACCACGACCGAGCCGATGATCTGGTCAATGCGCTTCGTGGCCTCCCTAAAATCCCAGCCATGAAGCTTCATCAGCAAATCGATGCCTGACCCCGCCCCGCAATGCGAGCAGTAGAAAGTTCCCCGCGCCTCCAGGTCATCGAACCGAGCACGATCCTTGCCCCCGCAAATGGGGCAAGGCTGATGTTTGCCCGATAAGAAACTCTTCGGCACGCCGAGCGCCGGCAGAATGCCATGCCATCGGCCGCGAGCACGATCGAGGGTGCGCTCAAGCGGTTGCATGATCTTCCCGCTTTTTGCTCTTGGCCCATGCGATCAGGCGTGACTTGACCCAACTCCGTGTTTTCATCGAAGGCTCGCGCGGCGTGACGTCGTCAATTCCTCGAGGCCACACACCGAACTTCTGCCGATACTGATTTGCTGCCCATCCCGGCTTGTATCCGCGCTCCACGGCAAAGCCTTTCAGCTCGCCGAAGAACATCACTTTCTCATCCATCGTCGCATCGCTGCGCTTGCGGCCGTTCACCTCCACCAGATCGCCATCGCCCATTTTGACGTTGGAAACCGCTTCGGCCTTGAAACCGCATGCCGGACAATTCTGCATGCGAGGCGGTTTCAGGAATGCGCACTTCGGGCATTCTTTCGGAAGCTTCACGCGATCCGACATCTTCGGCTGGGCGCGAGGGCGGCCGTCGTCAAGCGCGTCGTGATGAATGTCGGTAACGAAACCGAGCCGAATATGCGTGTCGGAATGATCGAGGATCAAACAATCCTCTTTGCCCTCAGCCGTTCGCAATCCCCGCCCGATGATCTGAACAAATAACATCTCAGATTTGGTCGGCCGAGCCAGGACGATGCAGCGCACATCCCAATCAATCCCCGTCGTCAGACAGCCGACGTTGCAGACAACGCGAATCTCCCCGTTGTGGAATTTGCCCTTGATCACCTCACGTTCTGAAACCGGTGTGTTGGCATCGATGTAGCCAGTCGAGACACCAGCCGCCGTGAACTTCTCCTGCAAATGTTTGGCGTGTGCCCGATCGACCGCGAAACAAAACGTTGACCGACCCTCAGCTCTCCTCAGCCAAGTTTCCACCACGTCGGCCACGAGCGGATTGTCGTTCATCACGTCGGACAGATCGCCCTCGTGATAGTCCCCAGCCACGGTTCGAACTTTGCTCAAATCCGGATGCGACGGGGCGAACACACGGAACGGTGCGAGATAGTCGGACTTGATCAAATCGTCAGTCGTCGCGGCGATGATCAGATCATCGTAGTATCGACCGAGCCCGCGCGTCCACGGCGTTGCCGACAAGCCGATGAACGGCACGTTCTGCCATGCCGCTTCGGTCATCCATCGGCCGTAGAAATCAAACCACCGATGGCATTCGTCGATCACCACGACATCGGCCATCGGCACTTCACGCCGCATCAGCGTTTGCACGCTCGCGACCTGTACCGGACGGGATGCCTCAGTCATCGCGTGATAGCCCTGGATCACGCCGACGTCGCGAACGCCCTCGTCCCAGAACGCCTGGACGGTCTGGTCAACCAACGACAGCGCAGGCACCGTGAAGATCACCCGCTTGCGCTTGGCCAATGCCCCCTCGACTATCGCCGCGGCGAGCATCGTCTTGCCGAAACCTGTCGGAGCTTGCAGCACCGGCCTACGTTTGCCCGAGCCAAGGGAGGCCCTGAGCATTTCGATGGCCGTGACCTGATGGGGGAACAGTTCACGGTTCATTCGCCACCCCCGCGGCGGAAGGGGGTTAGTACCCTACTAAGATCTTCCCCTTCTTGGCTGAGGCTCTTACTTACTTTCTTCCCTTCTTCTCCTATCGTATCAGGCGGGAGTGTTCTTGGAACATTCGTGGAATGGTTTTTGGGTTTTGCCGGATACTTGGGGACTTGGGGTTTGTCGATCCTTTGATGATGCCATCCTGTAACCTGCAAATACTGTTTATTATCAACCTCATAAACCTCAATAAGACCGATCCTAGAAAGCTCTTCGAGCATTCCACGAATGTTCTCGGAAGACACATCGTCACCCGGCATTATCTCGGCTTTGATCTGCCGAGCCGAAAATGGATGGCGACCGGCGTCGTCGCAGAAATTCCACAGGCCGATGAACAGCAATCGGGCATTCGGCGAACACTCCATGACCTGTTCGCTGGTCCAGAATTCGGGTTTGATGGATCGGATTCGGGCCATCAAATCTGCCCCGGAATTTTCGGAACCCAAGGCTCGCCACCGGCCGCCACGCGCTCCCTGATGGTGCGGTATCCCTCCTCCAGGCTTCCGGCGAAGTCCTTTTCCGCGTCGTACTGGAAAGCCTCCTGCTTGGCCTGGGGAGGCTGTTCTAGCGCCAGCATCGGCCGCGACAACTGATCGGTGATGCGCCGGCAGGCGATGTCGAAATATGGCTCGTGAATTTCGATGCCAGTGAAGCGACGGCCCAGCTTCACGGCTGCGATTCCCGTCGTTCCGCTGCCCATGAAGGGATCAACAATTCTATGGGCAGGGGGTGGTAGCTTCTCGATGCACCAGCACATCAGATCAATCGGTTTTTGGGTCGGATGCTCTTTGCCATCAAGCCGCGCTACCGCACGCGGAATTGCCACGATGCGAGATGCGGCCTCCTGCGAGGACCAAGCGATCTCGAAATCCGCTAGAGAGAAATTGCGCTGGCCTTTGTCCCAGATGAACCATTGCATCGTCGGCGGCAGATAGTCCGTGAAGTAGTTTCCGCCCCATATGATTTGATGCTTGCTGCAAGCGAGCATTGCATCGAAGATCGCTCGTTCCGGCCTCTGCGCGTCCCATGCGACATTCTCGCGCCAAGGCCCCCAACCGTGCGATGCCTGGAACGATCCTTGATTTCCGTAGTCGATCCCATAGGGCGGATCGGTGACGCAGGCGTCGAATTTCGGAAGCGTCGGCAATATCTTCCGGCAATCGCCGAGATGCAGCGTCACGGAATCGGAGAGATGCTCGATGCGGCTCATCGGCCCACCCCATAAGCACCAACCCGCGCTGGTCCGATCTCCCGCAGGATCAGCCGGCAGCCTTCTGGCGCCTCGCCCCACTCGATCGTGAGCTTGCGCATGAACCGCTTGTCGTCGTTGGTGATCAGCTCGAGCCGCCGCAGATAATCCACGGCCTGCTTGACGGGGTTATCGGCATCCAGCCGGCATTTCTGCTCGCACAGGACGATCTTGAGCTCGAACCGGCCAGGAACCTTGCGCGCCCTGCGATACTGCCCAGAGGCCATCAGGAGGCCGTCCGCGGCCTTTTCCCAGGCCGTCACCTTCCCGGAGTGGGCATGATTGACCCTGCGGGTGCGGTTCACAGATGGCGGCACGGGAATGTCAAGCACGACGTCGGGAGGCAGCGCGAACGGTGGCGCTGAGGTATCGATGGCTGGTAGGGCGGCACGGATCATGCGCGGCGCCACGGTTGGTAGGCCAAACCGTGGCATTCCCGGCAGTAAGGGGAGCCCGCTCGAGGCGGACGGCCACAGAAACGGAATGCTGCATCCTGCGGGTCGCCAATTGGGAATCGGCACGTCCCCTCCCAGAGCTCGAACAGCGTCACGCCCTTGCCGTCGAAGGGGATGGGCGGATCGACGGACACGGGCGTCGTATCGGGCTGAGTTGGCGGCGCGTAGAATCTCGTCTTGCGCTCGGGGCTTTTGCGCGGTCGGACGCCGGAATGTGAGTTGTAGGAGCCATGATTGGGCAACAGGAGGCCCAGCCGTTTCACCTTCCCGATGACGGCGTTGCGCGTTATCCCGTATCGTAGAGCCATGTCGCCGGCCGATGGCCGTTCCGGGCTCGCGCATTGCTCGCGCAAGTCGGCAATGCGCTCTTCCGACCACGCTGTCATCGGTCAATCCTCTGGGTCATCTCCGGGGCTAGCCAGACCGCGAAGAGCGCGAGCCGCGTCGATAAGGCCAAGCACATCAGCGCGATAGAAATCCGGATCGGCCGACTCCATCCCCCGCGCGATCGTTTCGAAGCGGCTCGCCAGAGTTTGCGCGCGCTCTCGGGCGGCGTATTTGAGGAGTCGTACTGCACTGTGATTCTCGTCTGTGATTTCGCCATAAAACACTGCCTTTACCGATCGGAACGATAAGCCCGACTTGCGGGCGGCCCGGTTCAACCAACTCTTCCGATTGTCGCCGTCCAACCGAGGCCCAGCGACCGCAGCGATTAATTCACGCATGGAAACCTTTTCCATTTTTCGGAAACTCCCGTTGTCATGTTGAGGTCACAACAACGGGAGTCTACGCAAACACTACAGACACACGTCCCCGGCTGGCGCCGGTACAGAGAGTTCAGGCCGGTTCTTTGGCGAGAGCGGCCGGAGTTGGTTGAGATTGATCGAGAAGACGGGCGCGCTCATCGCTATTCTTGAGCTGCGCTTCCAGTGAGATGGTGAAGGCGACTTTCTCGCAGATTTGGCGAATGCGCTCGCGCGTAATCTTGAACTCCTTACCGAGAGCTTCGAGACGAACGCCCTCGGCTCGGGCTACGAAGATTGCCATGTCCCGATCGCCGCCATTGGCAATCGCAGATCGCATTACGGAGAGGGCAACTTCATATCGCGCCTGCTTAGCCTTGGTGGCGGACGCTTTCGCATCAGCATAGGCTAGGACTTTAGCTGCCTTCATTGCGGCTGCGGCTTCAGCGGGCGTGCCACCAGCCTGCAAAACTGCGTGCCCATGCTTTCGAACAAGGCGCGTTGCGCCAGGGACGCGCTTGCCATGCAAGTCTTTGTGGTTATGAAAAATCCGCTGCCGGATGACGCCGACGCTTCGGATCAGGGCTTTCGCGATTTCCTGAGCAGGGGTGTGGCGCAACCATTCTTGGCGCAGATATTCATCTTCCTCCGGCCGCCATCGCTTGAAGCGCCGCTCCGGGCGCGGGATCAAAAGCTGCGATGCCGCGCCATTCACGAGGCTGATGAGATCGAGATCGCTCATGATGCAGCCTGCTCTGGCACCTCGAAGAACCACCGATCGTCCCAAGGCTTTCCTCGGTCGATAGCGGCCCGCCTGATGCGCTCCATGTCGTCCCGGTTTGGCTCGAATTCACCGTTTTCCCACCTAGAAACAGTGGCTTGGGTGACGCCGGCAAACTCGGCAAAGTCCGCCTGGATCATCTTGAAAACGGTTAGGCGGATGTGCCGGATGGGGTTCATTCACGCATAATGCGCATAAGAATAGCCGTCGTCAAGAAATTTATGCTTCGATGCATTTGCCTCGTTCTATGCGCTATCGCATAGAAAGGGCCGTTATGAACGTCTCCCGAATCATACGGGACCTGAAAAAGGTCACCGGAAAGAACCAGGCCGAGCTGGCGCAAGACCTGCGCGTTTCTCAGCCCACCGTTTCACGCTGGGAAAAGGGCCACTCCCCGGAATCGGATCACAAAGACGTGATCTTGGATTATGCGCGCCTAAAAGGTGTTATTCAACCTTCAGACAACTTCGCTTCCGAGACAATTCCAGTCGTTGGTTACGTCGGTGCTGGCGGGGCTGTCCTCTACGAAGAAGGACAAGGCCCCTTCGGAGAGGCGCCAATGCCCCCTGGAGGAGCAAGAAAAGAAACCGTGGCCGTTGTGGTCCGCGGGGACAGCATGACGGGCCAGCTCGAAGATGGCTGGACAGTCTACTATGACGACCGCCGCGATCCCCCTACCGACGACCTCCTAGGGAAGCTTTGCGTTCTGGGCCTCTTGGATGGCCGCATTTTGATCAAACGGCTCGTCCGCGGCCGGGACAAGGGCCATTTCGACCTCTATTCAGCGGCCGGCGGGGTCCTCCTGGACCAGCTCGTGACCTGGGCCGCCCGCATCACCTGGATACGCGTAGACTGATCCCACGCATATTGTGCACCGCACAATAAAATAAATGCATCTTTGTGCATTTTTTTATGCGTCCGCGTATTGACTTCATATATTCACATGCGCATAATGCCCCCATCGAAACGGGGAGAACGCAGATGCTCTACATCCTGATCGCCGCCGGACTGCTCGAGATGATCTACCCGCCGATCACGGGCTGGCTGACCATCGCAATCATCCTGCCGATGCTCATCGGCTGGGGTCTTGGAAAGCTGATCTCCATCCTCGCGTTTCGCCGGGCTCGCGCCTAACCGCCGCCTGACAGACACGAAGGACCAGACCGATGGCCGACATGATGGAATGCGTTGAGGAGCTCGCCGCTACGCTGACGGAAGCGCGCCGCGTGCTGCGCATCCGAACCGGCAAAAGCATCTCTGAGAGCAAGTTGCTCGACCGGATGGACGCCGTTCTCGCCCGCTACGAGGCCAGCAAATGAACATGCCCAGCCTCAAGCTCCATCTCATCCTCGACTTCGCGGCGCTCGGTGCCGTTGCGGTGATGGTGAGTGCGGGCGTGGCTGGGTGCTCGCTGCTCGGCAACATCATCGTTTTTTGAGGGAAACATCATGACCAAACGATACACGCTCGACGACGACCTGATGCCTATCGTGAACGGCAAGGTCGAGGTGCCGAATGCGAAGGCCGTGGAAGGCGATGTCGGCGCGGCGATCCTCCATTATCGCGAGATGCATTCCGGTCGCGCGCTGCTGGGCGGTCGCACCGAATGGGGCGCGCGCTTCTTCCTCGACTATGGCCAGGGCGGCGGCCTGCAAGGCACCGGCATCGTCGCTTGGACGGCGTGGAAGGATGGCGCCTGCCGCGCAACCGCGATGAAATTTGCGATCTGCGACCATGCCCCGGTCGAGGGCGCGGGCGCCAACCACTCGCGGGGCTGGCATCCCGCGCGCTGCAGCAAGTGCGGCCTCGACATGAGCGTCGACAGCGGAGACTGACCATGCTCGCGCAATCCCGTCTCAACCATATCGCCGGCCTCGTTACGACCCTGCAGGAGGCCGCCCGCCCGCGGGCCATCCGCGCCGGGGTCCGCGTTCGTCTGCGCAATCGGACGGACACGACCGGGGTGGTGAAGGGGCCAAGCTTCAATGTGGGGGACGTCGTAGTTCGCTGGGATGACAGCGAGCAACTGTCTCACATCAACGTCAGGCAACTGGAGGCCATCTGATGGACCAAGCTCTCAAAGAGAAATGGTTGGCCGATCTGCGCAGTGGCAAATATGCGCAAGCCCGAGATGTGCTGCACGATATACGCGATCACGCCTACTGCTGTATTGGCGTGCTCTGTTTGAGCGCCGGAGCTGTATTCGACGATTTTGAGCAGGACGAACCCAGTGTGCGTTCGCTGGTGAATGTCCCTGTTCTGAATGAACGGAACATCGGGGATGGCGACGACGGGGGACTATCGCTGGGATACATACGAGAGATTGGACTCACCGCGGAGCAGCAATCCATCCTGATCAAGATGAATGATAGCGGAAAATCCTTCGCCGTTATCGCCGACTACATCGAACAGAATCTCTGACCATGCGCCCCTTCCCCCAATTCGGCGGACCCCTGCTTGCCGACGCGGCGAGGCTTGCTGCGAATGCGCGGGACTATCTGGAGTGTTTCGCCGCCGTTGTGGTCGGAGGCGGGCTCGGGCTGGCGGGGTTCTATTTTCTCTTTGGAGGCGGATCATGAGTGAGCACACTGCGGGACCGTGGACAGTCACGACCGTCAAGACGAGCATCGGGCACGCCCACAAGATCGAGCCCATCAATGCCTGCATCTACGTGGATCACCGCGGCGCGCTCGAAACAGACAGCAAGACCGTCACGGCGGCGGCCAACGCTCGGCTGCTCGCCGCCGCCCCGGACATGTTCGCGGCACTACTCAGTTGCCTTGAGCATTGCGAGAAAGAGGGTGGCAGCGACGTGGCACTCATCGTCGATGACAACAGCGGGCACATGCTCGATGTCGAAATGATCCGCGCCGCAATCAAGAAGGCAACCACGCCATGATGGGCACCACCGGGCGGCAACAGGACGCATTCGCCTTCATCGAGCGGTACATCTCCAGGCATCGCAAATCTCCATCGCTCCGGGAGATTGCGGACGAACTTGGGTTGAAATCTCCCGGTCGTGTCCAGTCGATCCTTTGTAACCTCAAAGATCGCGGCTTGGTCGACTGGATGCCTCGTAGGGCGCGCTCCATCGTGATCACGCCGACCAGCATGCAGTTCACGTTGTCGATCTTTCTGGAGGAAAAACTCCGCCGCTACTGCATGGCCCATGGCGAGGTTGCCTCAGCCGTCGTTGCCGATGCAGTAGCCCTGCATCTCGACCAGATGGAGGCGCAACACAACGCGCCGGGTGAGTGCAAGCATTGTGGGGATGTGTCGTGAACGAGCCGCAACAGATGATCGATGTGTTTGATGGCACGGCATATGTCGTCAGCGAGATCGACAGCGCGCTTGCCGACGCTCGCTTGGCGGTTGCCCATCTAAGATGCTGGCGAGATAGACGCGAACTTGACGGCATGAACGAGGCCCACGCCGAACTCACGAGGCTCATCAAACAATCCCGGCTGCTATCGGAGAGCTTGGGCCGGGTGATCCAGTTTCACGTCAACAGGCGGAAGGCGCAGTCATGAGCATCAGCAGCACAGCAGTTGCAACACGCAACGGCAATGGATCGCATCCGACCCCGTCCACCGTCGAGAGCGTCGTCATGCGCGGTGATCTCTCTAAGCTCACCGATCCGCAGCGTCTCGATTATTACAATGCGGTCTGCAAATCGGTCGGCCTCAATCCGCTGACGAAGCCGTTCGAATACATCACGCTCAACAATAAGCTGACCCTCTACGCCCTGCGCGCTTGCACCGACCAGCTCCGGTCCATTCACAAAATCTCGGTCGCAGAGATGGCCGAAACCGAACGCGACGGCGTCTACATCGTGACGTGCAAGGTGGCCAACGCCGATGGCCGCACCGATATCTCCAAGGGTGCTGTGAGCATTGCCAATTTAAAGGGCGAGGCGCTCGCGAACGCCTTGATGAAGGCGGAGACCAAGGCCAAGCGCCGCGCCACGCTCTCGATCTGCGGGCTTGCAATGCTGGACGAAACCGAGGTCGAGGATATCCCAGCAGCGCGGCGGCAGAATCCTCACGTCACGCGCCCCGACGATATCACCGACGTCCCCTCGTCGGATAGCGAGGACTGGTTCCCGCCGGCAGGCGACGGCATCAAGCCGCTGTCCAAGGCGAATGCCCGTCCGATCGGTGACGCGCTGCAAAAGGAAATGTACGCAATCGCGGACGTCGAGGAATTGCGGGCATGGAAGAAAAAGGCCGAGAAGCGCGCCGAGGTTTTGCCGGATGATTGGCGGGAGATTCTCAGCGGGCGGTACAAGGAACACCGAGAGGGTCTTAAGGCCAAGCCGAAGGCTATCGCCAAGGGCGAGGAAATCCCGACCGACCCTGAGCAATTCCTCAAATACGCCGACGCCATCCTGGCCAGCGTGACGGATGCCGGGATGCTCGATCCAACGTACAGCCATCGCATCGAGCCGCATCTGGCGCAGTTTCTGCCGCCGGATGCCGACGAGGTTTTGTCGTTGTTCCGCAAGCATGAACGCCGTCTCGGTGGCGACTGATGGGCGACCTTGACGGGCGATGCTTCGTGAAGCGCAACGGCGGTTTTTTTCCGGCCGATTTCGCAGCTGAGGAGATGACCGCATCGGTCGCGGATGGCCGTGAGGTTGTCTTCACCGTTCGCAAGGCCCGGTCCCCCCAACATCTTCGCTGGTTTTTCGCGATGCTGCGAAAAGTCTGCGAGAATACTGACGACCAATGGCTCGATGAAGAGGAATTGCTCGACGATCTGAAAGAGGCGGTCGGGCTCTCCAAGAAAAAGATCAACCCGCTGACTGGTCGGGAAAGCCAGCGGCCGGGCTCCATCAGTTTCGCGGCCATGGGTGAAGCGAAGTTTGTGCGATTCAGGCGACGCTGCTCCTACGTGCTCGGGCAATTTCTCGGCTGCACGCCGGAAGAGCTGATGGCGGAGACCGATGAAACGCAGTCGCCGTCCGTCGTGCCAGAGCGCGAGAGGGAGCCAGCATGAGAGCCGGCCGCATTGCCATTCCGGACACGGCGTTCCGATTGTCGCACGGCAAGAAGCGCCCGCGCGTCGAGGACGGACGTCATCTCAAGGCCATCAGGCAACTGCCGTGCTGTATCTGCGGCACCTACCAGGCCATCGAAGCGGCGCACATCCGAATGGCCAGCAGAGCGCACGGCAAGGATAGCCCGGGATCTGGCGAAAAGCCGTCCGATCGGTGGGCGATTCCATTGTGCGCGGGCCATCATCGTCTCTTGCCCGATGCGCAGCACAACATCGGCGAGGAAGCGTTCTGGAGCAAACATCGGACGGACCCGTTCTTGTTGGCGCTCTGTCTGTTTGGTGCCGGCGACAATGTGGGCGTCATGGAAACAATCGTTCGAGAGACAATCGAGGCCCGGCGGCATCTGATCGCTGCGGGCCTTTAATCGGTATCACCGGACCAGGAGGGACTAATGAACAAGCGATATTCACTCGACGACGACCTGATGCCTATCGTGAACGGCAAGGTCGAGGTGCCGAATGCGAAGGCCGTGGAAGGCGATGTCGGCGCGGCGATCCTCCACTATCGCGAGATGCATTCCGGTCGCGCGCTGCTGGGCGGTCGCACCGAATGGGGCGCGCGCTTCTTCCTCGACTATGGCCAGGGCGGCGGCCTGCAAGGCACCGGCATCGTCGCTTGGACAGCGTGGAAAGATGGCGCCTGCCGCGCGACCGCGATGAAGTTTGCGATCTGCGACCATGCCCCGGTCGAGGGCGCGGGCGCCAACCATTCGCGCGGCTGGCATCCCGCGCGCTGCAGTAAGTGCGGGCTCGACATGAGCGTTGACAGCGGAGACTAGAGAATTTTGGCGCGTTCGCGAGAACAAAATGACAGAAGATGATCCCGTGACGCTCGCTGAGGCATGCAAGGAAGTCTTCGGCGGCAAGGTGACAGCGAGTACCCTTCGTGCCGAGGCCGCGCGGGGACGCCTTGACGTGTTCAGGATCGGCAAGCGAGACTTTACGACAATTCGTAGCGTGCGGGAGATGATAGAGAAATGCCGCGTCGCAGATCGCCGCCGAGGCTTTATCTCGACAAAGCGCGAGGCGCGTGGGTTATCCGCGACGGAGCGAGCTTCGTCCGCACAGGGTGCCTTGAAGCGGACGTTGCAAACGCTGCAAAGCAACTTGAAAGCTACCTCGAACAAAAACACACACCGGAGCGCGGCCCCTCGCCGCTGATTTCAGATGTCCTTTCTGTCTACGCTACAGAGCATGTTCCGCACACCAAAACCGCGCGGAACAATTTATACAATCTCGGTGTTCTGGGACGATGGTTCGGTGGCCTTCGATTATCCGATATCACTCCCGGATCATGTCGCGAATATGCTCGAAGCCGGGAAGGTTCCGGAACACGCCGTGATCTGGAAATCCTCCGAGCCGCCATCCGATACTGGCATCGAGAAAAGAGTCCTTTGGCGGCGATACCAAGTATCGTGCTCCCCGGCAAACGAGAAGCCCGCGACCGATGGCTTACCAGAGCAGAAGCTGCAGCCCTCCTTAACGCGGGACGAAGAATACCGCATCTGGCGCGCTTCATACTACTCGGGCTCTACACCGGCAGTAGACCCACGGTCATCCTGAGCCTGACATGGAACCAAATCGATCTGGAGCGGGGAGTGATGCGGCGCCGGGCCTCTGGCGAGGCCGAGGATGCGCGCAAGCGTACCCCGCCTGTCCGATTAGGCAAGCGCATTCTATCGCACCTGCGACGCTGGCGCCGGCTCGATTCCCCGGAGGTCAAATACTTGTGCCACTACGATGGGGTCAGGGTGGCGATGCTCAAGACATCCTTCCCGGCGGCCGTCAAGCGCGCGGGGCTGAGCAAGGTCACGCCGCATACGCTCAGACACACCCGTGCAACATGGCTGATGCAGGCCGGGGTGCCGATCTGGGAAGCGGCGGGGCATTTGGGGATGACGGTGGAGACCATAACGCGGACCTATTCCCACCACCACCCGGATCACCAGAAGGCAGCGGCGGAGGTTTGACCGATGTATAAATGGATAATCTGTATGTTTAAAGGACATAAGTGGGACGGAGCATATTGTTCTCGTTGCGGCGAATGGGAGCACGAGCGTTGACGCGAACAATAGCCTGGTTCTCTTGCGGGGCGGCCTCCGCTGTCGCGGCGAAGCTATGTCCGCATGCATTGCCAACCTATTGCGAGACGGGCTCTGAGCACCCCGACAATCTGCGATTCTTCGGCGATTGCGAGACGTGGTTCGGGCGGCCGATTACGCGCCTGCGCAATCCGAAATATCGCGACACTTGGCACGTCTGGGAAAAGCATCGATACATGGCCGGCATCAACGGCGCAAAATGTACGGTGGCGCTGAAGGTCGAGCCCCGGCTTGAGTTCCAGCGGCCGACCGACATCCACGTTTTCGGCTACACGGCCGACCTCCGGGACATGACGCGAGCCGCACTGCTCCGAGACACCTATCCCGAATTGACGATCAGCACCCCGCTGATCGATCGCGGGCTGACCAAAGCGGCATGCATCGCCATGGTCGAGCGCGCTGGCATCACCGTTCCGGTGATGTACGAATTGGGCTTCGAAAACAACAATTGTATCCCGTGCGTCAAGGCGACCTCGCCAGCTTATTGGGCACTGATCCGCAAGCACTTCCCGATCGAGTTTGACCGGGCGGCGATCTACTCCCGCGAAATCGGCGCCCGACTTTGCCGGATCAATGACGAGCGCAGGTTCATTGATGAGATACCGGCCGACCAGCCGACCAACGATCCGATACAGCCGTCGTGCGACTTCCTTTGCCACATCGCAGAGCAGGACTTATGACGCCAATCTGTGCCGTATCCGATCCGCGCCTGCAAGATACCGCTGCGGCAGTGCGCAATCTGCAAAATAGAGCATCGTGCGGAACGATGTGCCCCAGGGTTAAGTAGTTGATAAACCTAAGACGAACGCGGATGAATAACGTGAACCGAGCAAGAACATTGGCGCATTACTGTGCCAAAGCTGTGCCGCAGGGGGTGGCCACGTGACCATTCACTACCATGGCACGCCGATAACGCCGATGACCGCGCTCTACGACCTCGCGGGTCGGTGCTTCTGTGTGTCGTTTGCCCACCCTGGCGATGTCTCGCGCTGTCACATGATCGGACAGTCCGTGATGCTCGACAACGGTGCATTTTCCAAATGGAAAAAGGGAACGGCAACCAACTGGCCGGCCTATTACGACTGGTCGGATGAGTGGCTCGATTATCCCACGACGTGGGCCGTGATCCCGGATGAGATTGATGGTGGCTCGGAGGCTCAGGACGGCCTCGTTCTGCAATGGCCGTTCGGGGATCGCGGGGCACCCGTTTGGCACATGGACGAACCAATCGACCGCCTTGCGCAGCTCTGCAGCGACTGGCCGAAGGTTTGCATCGGGTCGACCTCGATCTATGCCGACGTGATGTCGGCGCCATGGGAACGCCGCATGGATGAGGCGTGGGATCGGCTAGCGAGGCAGCACCATCGCCTGCCTTGGGTTCACATGCTGCGCGGGATGGCCTGCTCGGGCAAGCGTTGGCCGTTTGCGTCTGTCGATAGCACGGACATCGCCCGCAATCACAACCGTGACCAGAACAGCCCGAGAAAAATGGCCGACCGTTGGGATTCCGCGCAATGCCCGGCGTCATGGCGCATATCGGCTAAACAATTGGAGTTAATCCCATGACGCCAAAAACCTCTCCCCTTCGAGAACTCAAGGCTCAGGCTTGCCGAATTGCGCAGTCCCTTAAAGCTGCCGACCGCGGTGAACAAATTGCCTACGATCCAGGCGGCAAGATCGTCGCTGCGCGTGGCCGCGAGGACATCAAATTTGCCATCGCGATGGACGACAGGCTTATTTCTGTCGACATGCCATGGACAACGATCCGGAACTATTCGGAGATCGGCCTGGCGGAATACTTCCTCAAGCTCATGCGCCAACGCGCGCCCCGCTGATTATGCATCACACGCGGGCCATTGATTTGTAAAGGATTTGCGGGCGGTCGAGTTGGCGAGAGACGGCAGGAAGACGCAGGAGAGGTCAGTATGAGCAGGCACACGGCACCAGCAAATCGAACACTGCCCGGCAAGGCATGGGCCGCGATCAGCGAGGACGACCCGCCCCAGATTTACGAGGTCGAATGGCACAAGAAGCATCTTCGCGATGATCTTCGGCACATTCGCGTGATGGTCGTCCCAATGGTCCGAAAGCGCAAGACGATCAAACGACGCTGATCGAGTTGGCGATAGACAGTAGCAGGCGGCAACAGGAGGCGAGAATGGAAAACAAGACGACAGTTGACTTGGATATCCCCCGCACCGCAGCCGAACGCTTTGCCCGATCCGATGCGTTGCGAGCCTGCGAATGTCCGCGTTGTGGTCGGAATCATCATCGCCTCGCGGCCCTGCCGCCAGTTGCTGAGGACGCCGCCATAAAGGCAATCGTCGCCTTGCGCGAGCCGGCTGCTTGCTTTGCTGCGGTGGCCAATACGATCCGCCAATCGACCGCCGACGTGATCGAAGATCAGCGCAGAAAGGCCGACAGGCTTGGGTTAGCGCTGATGATGATTAGGGAAGGCTGCGGCGATCCTCAGCGAGTTGCGGCGGACGCGCTTCGCTGACCTCGTTGGCGGGAGCGGCACAGAGCAGGAGCGCGAGATGGCGGACATTACTGAAATACTTGAAGATCGAGCCGTTTCATATGAGCAGAGCGGCCCAAGCGCGCACCATACGGCCGCTTTGCTCCGGCGGGCGAAAGTGGAGATCGAGAGTCTTCGAGCGGAACGCGACACATGGAAAAGGAGGGCATTCGATTCGATGCCCTCTGCAGATTGAGGTCCGCTGACCTCACATCATGGGACCGGAGAGCGAGATGACCGGAAAGCAGCGAATGCAAACAATCCAGCGCCACGTAATGGCCTGGGCAAATGTGCGACTTGCTCGATTCATGGCCGGCGAGATCGGCTATCTCCCTTGCTGGGGAGATGAAGTTGATGACCTTATAGCGGTCGAACTCGACAAGATCAGCGATCCACTTCGAATTGGCCTCTGGGTTTGGGAGGATCAGCCATGAGCGACCCCACCGAGCAGCAGGTTGCGGCGGCAGCGCGAGCCATTTGGGACTGCTCGTTTGATCCCTCTGAATCAGCCAGTGAAGATTGGGAAGCCTACATCCCGCATGCCCGCGCCGCCCTGCGCGCCGCCGCGCCCCGCCAGCCGGAGGGGTGGATGGATATCGAGACGGCGCCGAAAGGGGTGAGTGTTTTGGTCTCACGGCCTCCGCATCCCTTCTATCCGCGCGTCAGTGTCGACAAATTCACGAACGTCGGCATCGATATGTGTTGGGCGCATTCGCATCGGGACCACCAACCGACGCATTGGCAGCCGCTCCCGGAGCCGGCCGGTGTCGGTGAGACACCGGACCAGGAGAGGAAACCATGACACACGTCGATAAGGCTCGCGCATGGGATGCGATCGCGGAGAAGAATGCCGAGATCGGGCGGCTCAAAAAGGAAAACGGAGAACTGCGCAAGGCACTCGGTCCTTTCGCATGTCTCGGGATGAATGAGCTAACACCGGGGGATCGCAATCGTGCGCGGCGCGCTCTTGGGCTTAACAAGGTGCGGTCCGACGATGAGCAGACAGCGGGCCAGGAGCCTTAGATGAATGAGCCACGGTTATTTCTCAATATGACGCGGTCGGATGTCGAGGCCGAGTTGGTTCGAATACGGCGAGAAAACGCGGAAGCAAAGCAAGCCAAGCGCTATCTCGATGTGTTCTCTCGATACGAGCAGGCGCTTGATGATGCTTTAAAGGGCGTCGATCGCTGCCATGAGTGCGGGAAGATCAGGGGGCGCCGAAAACCATCGGCAACAAAGCTAGACGTGTGCTGGGATGCAGATGCCGGCGGATCGCCGATTGGGTGATAAGCGAACATCGGACCATGAAGCACGATAGGACAATAGCGGTCGTAATTCCTCCAGGGTGGAAATTGGTACCGCTCACCATGACACCGGAGATGCGGCTTGCGTCCAAGCGTGCTTTAAAAAACTATCTCGACACGCTGCCTCCAAAGGTAAAGGAGGAGATGCCGAAGGGCCATTATGGAATAAAGATAGCCACCAATCTGAAGCACGATTTGCGTTACATTGCTGCAGTTAAGGCGGCGCCAGAGTTGATCGATGATGGGCAATCATGAGACCGGAGGAAACATGAGCGCGGTCGAGATCAGGCGCAACGATGACGGCTCAATTGGTGAGATCGTGGCGCAAGACTGCGCCATTCACGTCGAGCAGATGGATGCCAACAGTTGGTACATGGGCGTACAGGCATCGGATGGCACCTATTGGCAATTCTGGTTTGGCGCGAAGAACAGGAAATCAGCGGTAGAATTTAGGCACACCGAAACTGCGCCAGCCGGTGTCAAGAGATCATAGGACCATGCAAATAAATTCCTTTACGCGCGATCGCTGGTGCTTCCACATTTGGAAGGTGGAAGTCGTCTGGATGCGCCGTCCAATGAACGGCAGGACAGAGAGGTTGATCAGCCTTTCTTGGCTGACCCGGTGATGTCTAGACGGTCGGACCAGAGGAGGATGAGATGGCGCTCTCTGTAGCTGAGACTGATGCCGGGCGAGCGATGCTTATCAACGCCGCGATGCAGCAGGCAGACACCGGACATCTGCTGCGGCATGACCAGTTCTTTGCGCTGATGTTCGAGCGCTGGCCGCATTACGTGCATTACAGAGGACGAGGCAAGCCGGTCCACTGCCCGCCAGACACATTCGGATTTATCGGCAAGCCCAGTCTCACGGCGTGCGACTGGATCGTGCCGGGGACCTTGTGACGCTGTGATGCGCTATCATCGGACTAGGAGAGACTAAATGATCGTGCCCGCCTATGGCCCAAAATGGCGACACAAAATCCCGAGGATGAATCCCTTCCTCTGGCACATTCAGGCAATCCATAGCCCGCTGTGGCGAACGATCAGGCCGGCGCCGTGGAATGCGCGGCGTCGCCCAAAACGCAAGACCCGATGATATGTCATCACGGGATCGCGCAACAGGAGGACACAAATGGCCGTGATCGAGCATGGACCCAGCATCGGTACTTATCGGGAACGCGACATTCCGTCCTACATCATCACCAAAGACGGCCAACGATATGAGTACGACAGAATCGCCTTAGAGA